GAGCAGATTACGCGTTCTGTAGCTTCCGCAGCGCGAAGTGTGCGCGCTACCATGATAAAGTCGCGGCGTGTCATTGGTCTTAATCCTTTTCGGTTAATGAGGCGCAAAAAGAGGGAGCGCGGTTTAGGCGCTCCCTCGATTCGTCAGCTAGGTTCATAGATACAGAGGCCGATGGGGCAGGGGGGAAGGTCGTTCCCGCGAAGCTCCCAAGCGCGATAGCCAGACGTGCCTAGCGGCGCGCCTAGCGCGTCGTAGTTGGCGACGGCTCGCCCGTTCGTGGTTCGCCGCGTCTGGACAAGCGTGCCGGCTTCACGCGTAAAAAGCTCGTAAGAGACGCTTCTATTGGCGTTCGCGGTATAGACGGCGAAAGTCTCTGCGTTCAGGTCGACGCGCACAGGCGAATTAATCGCAAGGGATACGCGGCTATAAGAGCCGAAGGCGAAGATCCAAACGCGCACAGTGTCGTAGTTATCGGGATGCGGTTGCTCGCCTTCCCAGGTCCCTACGAAGCCAAGAAAGGTACGAATTCCGACGTTTCCGCGCCGAAGCTCGGAACGGCCGAAACGCTCGCGAGCGGCATTAAGCGCGCGGCTCGGGCTGAGGTAGCTAGTACGGTAGAGACGAGCGCTCGCCATGTTGAGATAATATCGTTCGTTTTCGTTAAGGCGCATGGTCTAATCCTTTCAGGTTATTGGTTTGATTCGTAGCCTCTTATCGGCGCGGAACGCGCCTATGGTATCAGCGTGCTGAAACGCTCTTAACGAGCTTCCCGGCGAGTTTGCCAGCCTTGACGGCGAGCGGTTCAGCCTTCTTAGCTGCTTTCTTCGGTTCTTCGGCGGCGAGCTTTGCGGTGCTCTTCTCCGCTTTCGGCGCCTTTGCGGGGGGTCCGCTGAGTTCCGCGATTTCCGTGTCGCTCATGAACGACGGCGCGCCGCAGTAGGACGTGCCGCTATCAAGCGAGGCGAAGAAAACGGCTTTCAGGCCGGACATATGAGCTTGCACGGCCGTCAAGCGGTCGCCGCGCGTTCCCGACGTTGCGACGTAGGCCGCCTCGACAATGACGCACGGGAAGCGTTTCCCGGCGAAAGGTCCTTCGGTAACGCGTTCTGGGATATATCCCTTCGTGTCAGTATGCCAGGCATACAGCGCTGCGCGCTTGCCTCCCGCTTTAACGAGGGCGGAAGCGGTGACGCCATCTTCGAAACGCTTAAGCGCGAGGGGCGCCGCGGCGCTTGCCTCGGTGGTCGCCGCTTTCTTCGCCTTGGGGGCGGTTTCGACGGCGACGCTCTTGGTGCTCTTCTTGGTGGAAACGGTTTCGTTTTTCATGGTGTATCCTCTAATCGGTTATTGTGTGGAAACGCTGTAAGCGCGTTCCGCGCCGATAAGAGGCTACGAATCTTTTTGGTTATTCAATTGTCAAGGAACGGGATCGCCTTTTGGGAGTCGCGGCGATTAGGCGACGGTGCGCGGGAAGGGCAACGCGTTGCCTAGGCTATGGGTTCGGTTTCTTGCTTCATGTTGGTATCCGGTCCCTAGCTATTAGCGTGCCATCGGCGGCGATAGGCTAATCCGTGCGTTTTCCCAGCGTTCTAATCGGCGAGGTATGGCGCCGCTGTCATAGCTTGAGGCGCCTTTCGTAGCCTTTCGGCGGCAAGCGTAGGCTAATCGCGTAGTTAATCGCTATGGCATTCGAGTCATAGGGGCGTTAGCGTCTTGACGTGTGTTAGGAGGCTAACGGGGCGCTAGAAGGTGCCCTAATGGGCCGTCGGGAGGGTCTAGGCTAGGGGAGTAGCCTAGGGCGGCGAAGAGAGGCTACAGAGGCCGCCTAGGCGCCTCGATAAGGGTAGCCGTTAGCCTCCCAGGCGAGCGAGGGACGCTAACGCTATGCGCGTAGCAAGGTCCGTGCCAGTTAATGAGACAAGCAAGCGCCGTGCCAACGTTAGCGTCTCTTCGCACATGCAAAGGCTAAGCCAACGTGCGCATGACGGTTTTTGAGGGGGCAAGAATCGTGCCGTCGCTTAGCGTCAGAATCGCCGAAGAGAGGCTACATGATGCGCATTTTGGTGCCGTTTTCACACAGGGGGAGACGCTCGCGCACGCGTTCGCACGGTGTGTGTAGCGTCTCTTCGCCGCTCGTGAGGCTAAACCCTTTTCACGTACGTACACGCACAGGAGGCACACAGGGAGGGCCCACCCGGGCCTCTCTAATGAGCTCGAAAAGCTGGCAAGTGCTTGAAAACCCTCACCATCTGCGATTTTCAGGGGCATCGCGAGGAGACCGTCCCGGGTGGAATGTATACAGTGAGCTGATAACAATAGGGTGGAATGTATACAGTGAATGTATACGGTGAGCTGGAATGTATACGGTGCGGGGTTAACAATAGGCGAGCTGATAACAGCAGCCCGTCGGTGAGCGTCGCAGGGGGATGCAGGTGAGGCAGTTGAGTGCTCGTTCGGATGCAGATGGCTCCTCGGGGTTTATTGTTTCCGCGCACTTTATACGTACGGCGAGGTTTGGCTCACTTCCGCGAAGGCCGCTGTGTGCGGCTGCTGTGTGTGTGTGTGCATGAGAAAGCCCCCTTCCCAGTGTTGAGAAGAGGGCCATCTGTTTTCTATTGGTCCGCGATTAGCGGATAGTCCCGTCGTTCAGTTCCGTCTCCACGCCATGCTCACTTTCGAGCCCTTTCGAGTTTTGCCGCGGCACGCCGAGCTTTGCGGTTCATGGGAGGGGCGACGCAGTTAGCGGTCACCGAAGGGTAGTCCTCTTCCCACGTCGCCGAGTTCGCCGTTGACACGTAGTGTGGATTGACGGCATCGAGGCGTACCGTCGGAGAGGCGGGGTAGAGGTCGGTCATGCTGGTGGTATACGGGAGTGTTGAAGGTGAGCGGTAGTACCGCCATTCGAGTTTGTATTCCCGCGGCTCGATCTTGTCCGTGATCGGGAAAACAGGATCGTTAGTCATTAGAAACCTTCTTCCGCTTGCGGGCCAAGGGGACGTAAGGCCGAATGGCCGTGCCGAGGATGGCGACGGCGTAGGCATCGGCTAGACGCATCTGGCACTTCCGGCAGCTCTCCGGCGAGTGGCTGACGACACTGTGGTAGAATCGGGAATCCTCCAGCTGCTTCTGGTTCACGTCGATTCCGACGAAGAGACAGAGCCGCACGAGTCCCCAGTAATTGACGCCACCTCGCTGCAGCCTCAGTGCGAAGTCGGAGTCAATTGTGCGCGCAACGATGTCGGTCATTCGTCGCTTCCGCCCGGAATAATAGGCACCGTCGTTTCGGTCACGGTGGTTTCCACGCGGCGTGAGATTCCGACGAGCGAATCGTCTAGTTCCTCACGAGGCGGATTCAGCACAATAGTGCCACCCTCCGCCGCCCCTTCCGAGATTTTCGGCTTCCCGAATCCGGCTAGAAGCCTAGCGAAGACACCGCCGCCTTTCGCTACGCCTGAATCCTGAGAGACGACGGTCGTAGTCTTCGTAGATGCCTGCTGCATCGGCACTTTAAGCCGAGCCACTTTCTCAATTGCATCGCTTGCAATCGCCAGCTGTCGAGTGACGTTCGGGTCTAGTTGCCCGCCAGCGACGCGCGCCTCAAGCATCACGCCGCGAAGTCCTCTCTTTAGCTGCAAGTCGGCGATTACTTCCAGCGCCGGAATCATGTTGTTCGCGTCCCGCGTAGTGAGCCCTGACAGGTCCTCTTCGTAGGCGCAAGTCGCATTATCCTCGTACTTCGGGCAGCTTTCCGCCGCTGCGCAGTTTGCGCAAACGACGCCGGGCAATCCGATCATCACAGACGCGATAGAGCGCTCTTGCTGGCGACTATAGCTAGTTTTCCGCAGGTCCTTCGGGATGTACGAAACGGCCGATGGAGCCTCGTCGGCGTCCTCCGCCCCCGCGGCCACCGCTTCGTCCGCCGTGAGATTCCGAACGGGCGCATTCCGTAGGATAGGCAGCGACTTACGAGCTTGCTCGACGAGCGCGTCGGCCTCCTCGTCGGTGCGGCCAGACCTATGTTTATCGGCCTTCGGTTTGGTCAAGCCGTCCAGGAAGTCCTCTGACAACTCAGGGTCTTCAGGGTCGTCTTCCTCGATTGAGGGAAGCGGCGCAGCAAGGATGCCCTTCGTTAGAGACTTGGCCGTCGGCAGTGTGCGCCCCTTCGCCTCTGCACGTTCACGGAGCTTCGACGGATGCCCGCCTGCTTCCGGAATATCGTCGTCCGCCGAAGGGTACCATTGGCTCGATTCCGCCTTTGGTTTTGGTTCCTTCCCCAGGGGCTTTCCTGGCAGCCCCTTGGAGGGCTTCCCCGGTTTAGTGGTGGGCGCTGAAACCTTCGTTCCCGTCACGTGCTTTCGCGCGTTGCCTCCCACGTCTTGGTAGTTTGCCGGCCGCCGTACTCTGTCGCCTTCTCCGATTCGCTTAATCGCCATGGCTCCCTCGCTTTACTTCTGGATAGCGGCGATGAGTTCCTGAACCTTCTCAAGCTTCGCCAGCGCTGCATCTCGCTCCGCGACGAGCTGCCGGTTCTCGCGCACGAGGCGCAGTTGTTCCCTCTGGATCATTGCAGCGCACTCCCCGACGCACGTCTCACAGATGGCAGCGGTGTTCGTCGGATTCGGAATGAGCACGTCCACCTTCACGGCCTCTCGGTCGCAGAAAGAGCAGTGCGGAATCTTCGGTAACTCTGTAGCGACGGCAGGGGCAGGGAACGGGTCGGCCTCTTCGGTGGTGGGGAGCACTTCGGTCTTTGATTCGTCTTCCATTGGTCGGGTCCTTTCGTTTTTGGTCGTAGCATAAGAAAGGCCCCCGGGGATACCGGAGGCCAGCCCGCTAAGGGCGTCGTTCGCGAAGGTCGGAGAGAAACAGGTAGGCGGTGCAGGCGAGGGCGAGGAGGAGCAGCACTAATCGGTCTCGTGGTAGGTGGTGGGTTGCGGTGGCCTTGGGAGTCACTTGATCCCCTGCCGGATTAGAGTCTTCTTGAGGGTGCCTTTGATGAACCGCACAACGTCGCGCAGGTTCGGGACGGTGCCTCGTGGGAAGCGGAGGCCGCGCCGGTCGGCTTCGTCGACGAGGATTCGTCCGTACTCGTGTGGGTAGTGCAGCAGCTCAAAGACGACTTCGTCGGATCTCGGCATCCGCCCGCGCGTGGTGGGCGGCGCATCGGCTCCGCGGAGAACGCCGGGCCCGCTTCGGCGTTTGTAGCGCACCATTGTTATTGCCCCTGCGGCGGTACATATTGGTCGACGTGGGCGATGATCTCCGCCTCGGTGCGCGGTTCCTTAGCAAGGCGCGCTGAGCCCCCGCTGCCCGAAGGGGATACGCCGACGGCAATCCGCCCTTCGTGGCAGCGGGGGCAGAGGATGCACCCTTCATCGTCCGCCATAAAGTAGCAGCCGTCCGTGGAAACCTCTTCCTCCAAGTTATCGAACCGGTGGCGATCGAATCGAAGCGTGTCGCCGTCGCGTTCAGACTCCCAGCTCTGGCCGCCGTCCCGGCTGTCCGCGTAGAAGTCGCACGTGGGCGAAGTGCAGTACATCGTGAGGTCACTAATGGCGTAGATTGCCTGGTCGTCCGGGCAGTCCGCCTCGAACACCCTGGGCTCGGTGAAGCCCTCTCGCGCGTCACGGCCGACGTTGAAGAACACGACGAGGAAGTCTTTGTCGCCACTCGCGTCGTTCGAGTCTCCCACGCTGAACGAGTGATACTGGAAGTCGAGCGTTAGCGCGCTCTGATAGTTGTACGTGTAGTCTGTAACCGGCGGGTAGGTGAAGTCGAGAAGGTGTCCGGCACGCGGCGGCCAGTTCGCGTTCGGGTGGCCACCAAGCTCGTGCAGCTCTTCTAGCGGGTAGCAGGCGTTCTTCCAGTGCGCATAGTAGAGGCATCCCCGGCCGGAACACCGCGTACAGCACAGGCTGCGGCCAGCCTCGCCGCTGCCGCCGCAGCCATGGCACGTCACCTCAGTGAGTTCGCCCAGGTCCTCGACGCCGACGAGGTTAGCGACGATCTGGCCGATCGTCTCTCCATCGCGCATCCCGGAACGCTCGCTGCGGTTGAGAATGTCTCGCACGGCGCGAGTCGCTTCCTTGTTGTACTCGTAGTGGGAGCTGAGCCAGCGTTCGGTGGGCACCGCCAGGTCTGACGAAGAGCGCACGTAGCGCGTCCCGGTGAGAAGCTCGATGAAGCTGCGAAGTGCGTGCACCTCGTAACGTTCGTTGCGCGTGTGGGCCGGCCCCGTGTCATTCTCGATCCAGCGCGCCCGGTTATCGTAGACGTGGAATCGATAGTACTGCCGAAGCTCTTGGTAGAGCGCTCGCTGCGTCTCCGTTAAGCAGCTTTCGAGGTCAGAGGCGGTCTCCTGAGCGATGCACCGTAAGCGGCGTTCTTCGTGCGTCTCTTTGAGGGCGGCGGGGGCGTTCATAGCGGGTACCTTCAGCAGGGGTTGAGGCGGTATTCGAGGGCGATAGGTTTGCAGGGGATGCCGCACGTACACTTGTCGGCGGCTTCCACGCAGGCGATGATCATCTTCAAGCGCGTGCTGTCCGCGGACGCGTAGTAGGCGTCACCCTTGCTAAGCCGCAGGTAGGTAGGCTTGGCCTTGGAGTCTGACGCTTTCTGGAAAACGACGTCTGTAGAGCGCACTGCTTTCACGAACGCTCGGCGCTCTTCTCCGTCGTTCCAGAGACGGTCGACGCTACCGCCGTGATTCGCGAGGCGCCGCTTGAATTCCGCGCGGGAGAGTTTCACGTCGTCGGGCTTTACAGCGGCGCGATGACGGAGAGCGTAGGGCCGCTTGGCGTACTCCTCCATCCGGCCCTGAGTCTGGCTGTGACAGCAGCAGCCCCACAGCCAGTTATTGTCCTCGTCGGTTACCCACACGGCTACGTCAGTGCCGATAGTCGGCATGAGTGCGAGCACGGCCTGGCGCGGGTTGCCCTCTTGCACTTCCGACGTCCAGGTCCGCTCGGGGACGAGAGCGTCACCCCTGGGGTAGTCGCCGACGTCTTTTAGGTTGCAGGTGTGGAGAATGAACCGTTGGTTAGTGCTGCTCATCTTCAGCCTCGTTCTTTCCAGTAGGCGCACTGGGCCTTGTTCTCTTCCACTGTGTCTTCGGCGAAGATATGCCAGACGGGCTTGTCGGGCTCGTCCGTGTAGAAAACCTCGGTCATCGGGTAGTGGTTAAAGTCGAAGCGGATTCCTGCAAGGCTAGTCTCCAGGGGAATATCCCTACCCAAGTATCGGGCGAAAGCGCGGCGTACAGCTGCGTCGGTTGCGTAGAAGTCGCCGCCGGCTACTTCCCGTCGGCCGTAGAGTTCGAAGCTTCCGCAGCTGTACGCGGCGTTAACCTCGTAGCCATCTTCGGCGTTGCCCCAAACGTCTAAGCTCTGAATCTCGAAACGTAAGAGGTGGGAGCGGCGGCGCGTGCGTGGTTCGGTTTCGTTGGGATTGGTGTGTTCCATCGAGGAGCGACGTTAGAGAATTGCTAACAGGTAGTAAACAAGAAAAGAGCGGTTCTCATTAGAAAGGTAGGAGGCTATCCTACATCGTCGCCTTTCCTCTTCTTAGCTGTCACGTAGGGATGCGTTAGAAACACCTTTCCCTCCTGCATTAGCTGCCAGAGGTAGGGTTTCTGCTTCATGAGACCTTTGCGCTCGAAGCTATTGGCCAACTCACGCCACGCAACGATCGTGGCGAGGCGGTTCTCTTGCAGGTCGTCCTTCGCGATTAGAGAGAAGTCGAGTCCCCAGTTTTCGTACCAACGCCGATAACGCGCCCGGTCCGCCTTGTGGAGGTGGTCGAGAACAATCCACTTCCCATTCATGTAGATACAGGTGCCGCCGTACTTGTCGGCGCGAAGCCACGTCGTGGAGTCCACGCTATCGAACGGGGCGTACTTTAGAGTCGTGTGCACGCCTGTTTGCGCGAAGCCATGCACAAACTTTCCCCATTGGTGGCAGCGAGCGATGATGCCGGCTACGCCGTCGTTTAGAGACGAGGCTACGCCCACGTACGGAGACACCGTTTCCGCCAGCCACGCGTCGAGCCAATTCTTCCCGCGGTGGGCGTGGAACACTGGCATATACCGCTCGGCGACGCCAGGCACGGAGAGGAACGTGTTGCTCCAGTCGTCCACTTGCGCCGTCGTAATCATCTGCCCCGGCCGGTCCGGGTCGGCGATGGAGCCGTCAACGTCGAACTCGACGATAACGTCGAAGAGGTCGCCGTGCTCTTTAACGAAAGTGAGGTACTCCTCGACGTACTTCTTCGGCGACGGAAGACGGCTGCCCATCTTCTCGCCTTTCATATGGTACGTGAACGCCCCGCTATCGAGCATGAAGCGGAAACCTTTCCCCTTCGCTTCCCGCATCGTGCGCAGTAGCAGCGAGGCGTCCCCGCTCCGCGCGTTTAGTTGCGAACGAAAGTAGTAGTAGGAGAAGAGGATGTTTTTCACCCCCATTCTAATGAGCACATGGGCCCAAGCCTCACCGCCGGCGAAGTAGAACAACACGGTTTACCTCCTGGTTTGCGATACAACGAGATTCCCAAAAGCCGCGCCGCTGGCGCCGTTGCCCCGCCAGAAGCCGAAGCGCGCACGCCTGGTGAAGCCACAGCCGGTAACGCCCGCCAGGAAAAACGCACTGGTGGTATCGCCCTCGGCTAGTAACGAGCCGGCAGAGCCAACACTCTCCCGCGGTCATTCGAAGTCCTTCGAGGTTAGAGTGCCGTCTACGTGCACCAACGTCACGGTGAGATGCTGGCTTTCGGAGCTGGCACCTAGCTCCTCTAAAACGGGCACGGTGAGCGTCACGCCTTCCAGCGTTAGAGCGTTGAGAGCTGCAGGTGAGAGAATGACGCGGCGCACGCTTGGGTTAACGCGCTTCCGCAGGTAGTCGATCAAGGCACGTTCGCGGTCTGTCATGGTTCTACGTCTCCCGATTGCGGCGCCTAGGATGGCCCTAGGACGCGTCTTAGTGATCGCCTGGTAGGGGTCCATGGGCCCGCCTGAAAGCGTCTGTAGGGCGCCTTGGCGGCGCGGCATGGCCAAACGGAAAAGGGGCGTCCCCATCGGAGGCGCCCCCATCCTTCACAGTCTCACGATAGCCGATGCGAAGCGTTCAGCCCTTCTTGCCCTTTTCCTTCACTTCTTCGAGTTCGTCGGCGGAGATGAAGGATTTGTTGCCGTCAGCCCACTTCACTTCCGGGTCGCCGTCGTCGTCCGCAGCGCCGGTAAGCGTGCCGAAAACTTTCTTGCCCTCGTGCGTGGTGTAGACCTTCTGGCCCTTCGTGTAGGGGCTCTCTTCCTCTTCGTCGCCCTCTTCCTCGTCCGACTCTTCCTCGGTCTCTTCTTCCTCTTCCTCTTCCTCTTCCTCTTCGTCGCCCTCTTCCTGGCTGGCGGCGATGGTGGCGATGAGGGCTGCACGGAGAACCTTCGGCGCTTCCTTGCCCTTCGTGGCAGCGTCGACGTCGAAGTCGATGGCTTCCGCGAGTTCGCAAAGCTGCGTCCAGTTCATTTTCTCGATCTGCGCAGGCTCGACGTCACCGCTCGCAATGAGCGCCGAGACATCAACCTCGTCTTCCTCCGCCTTGGCGCCCTTCTTCGGCGGCTTGGTCGGTCCCGCCTTGGGCATCGGCGTCTCTTCTTTCACGGCGCCTTTCTTGCCACTCGCTTCGGCGACGTCGCCCCACGTGGTGGCGTCCATTCCGGGCACCATCTTGACGACGCTGGCAATGCGGCCTTCGAGTTCCCAGCCTTCGAAGTCCTTCGACTTGAGGCGCTCATTGAACGCCTTGAGAAGGTCGGCCTGCTTCGCCGCCTTGATTGCGTCCGCCTCCCAACCGAGGAATTGCCACGCCCAGGCTCGGAGCGACGAGAGCTTCGCGCCGGCGAGATCGAGCTGCATGTTGAGGTTGTCGTCAACCGACACGAGGTGGCTGTCGATGACGTAGAGGTTCTTCTCCGTGACGGCGAGGCGAAGGGCGAAACTGGTGAGAACCGTTGAGAGGCTCTGGCCGTCGATAGTGGCTTCGTCGAGGGCGAGCGCCTGCACCTCCGCCGCCGTCTTCTTGCCGATGCCCTTCTTGGGGGCGGGAGCTTCCTCTTCCTCCTCTTCGGCTTCCTCTTCGTCCTCGTCGACCTCCGCGGGCGCCTTCTTGCCAATCGAGGCGGGCTTGCCGATGCCCTTCTTGGCAACAGGGGCGGAAGCGACGGACTTGGTGGGTTTCGTGAGAGCCATTGTGTTTGTACCTTTTTCTTCGGTTTCGGTTAGTGACGTGGGGGGAGAGATGACGTTAGCCCATGCCGCCAAAGTGTTAGGCCGGGTCTCTTCGTCTAGTAGGAGGCGGTTAGTCTTAGCCAGGTTCGCGGGTGAAAGCAATAGTGACGTTTTCCTCGCCATTATACCGCTCCTCCACGCGGATTCCCGCGTCAGACAGTCCTAGGTCTAGTGCCCAGTTAGCGAGGCCACCGGGCCTAGCCAGCTGCATCGAGAGAACGAAGCGCCCTTCCGGGGTTCGCCCTAGTTGGTAGATTGAGCCAACCTGCTCGTACAGTACGATGGCGACTTCCTGCCTACGCATGGCGAGCATTAGCTGCTGTAACGAGCGGGACGAAGTGCAGAGCCACCATTCCGCGCCGCCGATATAGTCGGCTAGGGGTTCGGATAGTGCCGCAGGATGGCCGTAGTCAGGCCACAGCTGTGACACCTGCCCTTTACGTCCCAAGGCGGGACAGCTCCTCTGCGATGCGTCCGTAGGCACCGTCCACGCTTTCGTCGTCGGAGGCTTCGTAAAGCTTCCCGATCAACAGCGTAATGCGCCGCGGGGACCGCGTGTCGCAGGAATGCTCGGCCCAAAACAGGCCAAGGCGCGCGCATTGCCGTTCCAGCGAGAGCCGCCCAGTAAGGGGCTTCATCGTCCGGATACCCGTCGCATCGGGGCTGTCAGGGCGCCTTTCGGCGACACCAACGCGCGCTCCACGAGGCTCGCTAGAAGGGGCGGGCTCTTCTGCCGCTGCCTTCGCTTTCTTCTTGGTAGGTACAGGCGGCGCCTCGGTGGGCTTCTTGGAAACCTTTGCAGGTAACGCGGGAGGGACTTTTGGCTTGAGCTTGAGTTTCATCCTTTCGCCTCGACGGCTAGCCGCTTAGCGGCCCATTCAAGAAACAGAGGGAAGCTGGCGAACTCGCGTTCGACGCCTGCGTGGACGCCTGCGTTAACGGCGCCATTCGGGAGAACGACGACGAAGGCGATAGGCGCCGGGAACGTGGGGATCTTCGTTAGAGGGGCTGGGTTTCTCATCGGCGAGGTCCGTTCTAATGAATTGCTAACAGCCTGTATACAAGAAAAGAGAGGCGCCCATTAGAAAGGTGGGACATGTAGGTTTAGCCTCTTGCCGACGACAGAAGGCTACCGAGGTGGCGGGAAGGTCGCTAGGGCACGCAACCGCATCGCGGAGAAGGACGTAGCCTGTAAACCGGCTGCCGCCCCAGCAAGAAAGCTCGCTCGCAGGGCGAAGGTCCCTGCAGGCGGAGTCGCACTTCAGGCAGCGGATAGTCAGTCCCCATTGCACGATAAAGCCGCGCTTACGGGGAGCGCACTTCGAACAGAGAGTAGCCCCGTTCTCTAGCAACTGATAGCGGCAGGGGTCTCTGAACATGCCGTACTTTAGCGTCATGCCTGCGGAGAATTGGCTCATCGGTACAGGGTGCCTTTCTGCCAGACATCATCGATACTGACGTTGCAGCCGCCGGGGAACTTCTCCCGCATATAGGCGCTGTACGTTTGCAGCCTAAGCCGCTGAATGTCGCTGTAGCTCACCGGACGCAGCAGTATCCCCGATAGAGGAACGCAGCCTCCGGTAAAGATTACGACGAGAGCCAAAACGTACGTGCCGTGGTCCCCCTTCAGGTCGAGAGCTAGAAGAACTCCCGCGAAACTGACGATCAGCGTCACCAAGAAGAAGGCGTGGTGCCTCGTGGTTCTGGCTAGCTCCATCGAGTCGAGCTTCGCCTGTACGCGCGCGAGGCACTCTTCGTCGTTATGCTCGGTCCAAGTCCCGAGAAGCTGCGTGAGTGCTTTTTCGTCTTTGGTTAGCGGAGCGACGGGAGGGTAGTAGGGCACCTCTCCCGGTTTGCGGTAGGGTTCCATTAGACAGCCAAGCTCGCCGGCTTGCTGAGCCGATAGACGCCATCGAGCCCAGGGAGCCTTGCGTAGCCAGTAACCCAGAGTCCGCCGAAGGTAGCCCAGACGACTTCCCCGTCGGTCATGGTCTTGGCGTAGCTATCCAGCCAGCTCCTAATGGCACTTCGGCAGGACGCGACGACGTTTTGCCTACGAACAAGCTCCCAGCGCTCAACGCCAGGAGGGCCGAGCGGCATCTCTGTAACCTCGCACGATGACGATACAGAGAAAGCCGTCTGATTCAGCCTGTGTAGGTCGAAAGAGAATGTTTGCTGTTCCATTTTAGACCCCCTCGCAAGAGCATGGCAGCCCGTGTCCACACGTCTTCTTGCCCCGCTTCGCGGCAGGTCGCTTCTCCGCCGACGCCGTAAGCCATTCTTCGGGAATACAGAAGATGCGACCTTCAGGCGTAGTGACGCTGTGCCAAGTCTTGTTTCCCTTTTTAATAACGCCACTAATGCGAACAAAGAAGCCGGTAGGGTCGGTCACCTCGCGCATGAGGCACGCCAGGTAGTGCAGGAAGTCGGAAGTGTTGGTGAGTTTTGCGTCAACGCCGGGGGACAGCGGGAGTTTCTTAGTCATCGAAGCCTCAGTTTCAGCTTGGGTTTACCGACAACAAATTCAAGCTTCGAGGGCTGCTTCTGGTTCGCGATTTTCTTCGCGATGAGCCGCTGCAGCGGAGTGAGCTTGATACCGAGAGAGTTCTCCAGCTTGTCGACGTCGGCGTCTTCCTTCCAGCCTTCGAGCTTTTTCACGAGGTCCCGCGCGCCTTGTACGGAGATCGCGAAAACGTCCTCTTTAGTGGCACCTGCTCGATAGGCGCGGTTAATGAGCTGTGCGCGGGAAAGAAGCTCGAAGGGGATGTCTTGCTCTTTCAGCACGAACCCTTGCTGCTCCTCGTCTTCGAGCTTCCGTTGCTCGTCGCGCAGCGCCTCCCGTCCGCGGGCGAGGGCGGGAGCTGTCTTGCGGTCAAGAAAAGAGCCGGGAGAAGTCTCCACGGCCCATCCTTCCACCGGGCGTTTCTGTGCGGGTTTCAGCCGCAGCTTGAGTTTCATCGTTGGTTCCCTTTAGCGAATTGGAGCTGTTGGTAGAACTCGTCGATAGCCTTAGGCAAGGTGCGCCCGTGGTCAGGACGAATGGCGGTGGTGATCATCTGCGTGTTGGCCTGTTTAACGCCGCGGCACCGCATACATTGGTGCGCGCCTTCGAACAGGGCGACGACGAGACGCGGGCTGGCGTGTTCCATGACGAAGTCGACCACTTGGCGCGTAAGGCGCTCCTGGATTTGGAGCATTCGCGAATAGTGGGTAACGACGCGCGGAATCTTCGAGGCTCCGACGACTTTCTCCTCCGGGATGTACGCCACGTAAGCCGCGCCAGTGAAGGGCAGTAGGTGGTGGGCGCAGAGCGACGTGTAGTCAATCGGCCCGATGAACACCATGGCGTCATTCCCATCGCTGGGAAAGCAGGTGAACGAGTCTATTAGAGCTTGCTCCGCGCCGTCAATATAGCCCGCTAGAAGCTCTTCGCGGTACATCTTAACGATGCGCTTAGGGGTCGACTTGAGGTCTAGCGCCCCGTCGGCGAATTCCTGCTGCGGAATGTTGAGACCTTTGAAGAACGACAAGAAGTCGTCTGACGGCGTCCGCTTTTTGGGGAGCTTCACGGCAGCTCCCACACCTTGTGAGCCTGTACGCCAAGGCGGATGTCAGAATTTCGGTAGCCTAGCCGCAGCAACGCCTTTCGAAGCCTATCCGCCTCCTCCAAGCACTCTTGCATAGGGATCCCGTCCACGGGCTGTAGATAGACGCTTTGTCCTAAAAGCTTAGCGTACGGCGGAATGTCGAGCGGAAGAGCCGAGGTGCCGGGCACCAGAAGCAGCTTGAGGCAGTCAAACTGAACGAGGTGATCGTGCGACTTGTATTGCTGTGCAAGTGGCGCGGGGGGCTTCGGAGCTAGCGCGTAGTGGGTATTCCATGCTTTATCGAGGGGAGGCAGAACACCGTTGGTCTCGATGACGACCTCCGTCTGGCCCTTAGCGTTTTGGAGAATCACGTCTACTAGCCGCTGGCTAAGCTGCAGGAGCGGTTCCCCTCCGGTAAAGACGATGAGGGCGTCGGGCTCGGGAGTCATATCGAGCACCCGCCTAACAAGTTCTTCGAACGTCAACACGCCTCCGTTGGCCCCGTTAGGCTTCGCGAAGTCGGTGTCGCAGAAGCGAACGCAGGAACCGTTCGGCGTTTCCGCAAGGCGAGTCTCTTCTCGCCCCGACCAGAGGTTGCAGCCGGCGAAACGCACGAAGGTAGCGAGCCGCCCAAGACGAGAGCCCTCGCCCTGGTACGTTTTGAAGATGCTGTTAACCGCGTAGCGGTCGCGGGAGACAATCCCGTCGGTAACGGGAAGGTGCTTGTTGTCAGAAGCCATCGCAAGCGCTCGCTTTCCCGTTGGGAGTTTCGTACACCTCGATGCCCGTCACGAAGACGCTTTTGCTAACCGCGGCGAGGCTGCGGCGCGCCTGCTCAAGCACGTAGAGCGCCAGGCACTCGGCCGTGGGCGGGTCCTGCATGATCACGAGCTTCGTTCTCTCGTCGGCAGCCAGTGCGGGAATGAGCGGGTCGCCCACCTGCAGGATAGTCGCGTGGTCAAGAGTCTCGTTAAGCCACTTTCCGACGGTGCTCTTGATGTCGTCGAAGTCGATGATCATCCCGTCGTTATTGGCGAGTTCTTGATGCCAGCCGCTAGCCAGTGGCTCGATAAGCTTGTGGCCGGTACCGACAGATTCGTGGCCAATTTCGACGGTTAGAAGAAAGTCGTAGCGGTGGCCGTGCAGCCCCGAGCACTTCCCCTTGTGGGCGAGCAGGCGGTGCGCGGAGTCGATGGACATTCGAATCGTCGCCGACGGACGAAGACGACGAAGGCCAGAAGTAATGTGTGTAACGCTCATTTTCCACCTCGCAGGTTCAGGATGATTCCGCGGCCCTTAGCTTCCGGCGCTTTCCCGCCGTAGCCCGCCATGGGGCTAATCTTCGAGCCGTCCACGTTTTCGTTAACGACGACGATTCGGCCCTTGTACATGCCCACCTCGTTCTGCAGCAGCGGGCGAACGGGGGTCTCTCGCAGCCGGCCGTCGGCGTATTCGAGGAGCTTGGGCGCGTACTTGGACAGATGCTCGAAGTTCGGGTCCTGGCGCATCTCGCTCCAGTCGCTCATCGAGATCTGCGTCACGTTGGGGACGTTGTGGTCAGTGAGCCGGCCCACCAATGCCTTTTCCACGGCCTCCGTAAACATCTCGTTGTGGCGGAGCGCCTGCTTTGCATCGCGAACAACGGCACCATCGCCGTCGTCAACGAGCTTGGGAGCTTCCGTGCTTTTTTCACCGATACGAGCCACGATCTTCGGGTTGTACGCCATTATCGATTCCTTTCGAAAAGAGAGTGCCCCGCCAGGGTATCCCAGCGGGGCAGTCGTGTCATTAGAGGGAATTTCGCCTAGAGGCTACTTCTTCTTGCCTTTGCCCTTGCCGCCCTTGCCGACGTAGATCTTCGCCCCATTAGCGCCGATATAGTATTGGCCGCCGCGGCGCCCGGTCATCATGCTCTTGGCGGGGGCAGCCTTCTTCGGAGCCGACTTGGCTTTCGCCGCAATCTGCTTGTCGAGCTGCGCACGAAGCGCCTTCCCGGTCCCGGTATGCTTGAGGCTACGCGCCATTGCCGCAGCACCCTTTGCCCCGCGCTTGCCGATGAGTGCCTTCGCCTTCGCGTGGTCAGCGCGGGAGGGCTTCACCGACACGGGAGGAGCCGACGCCTTGGCGGTCTTCTTGGCGGCGGGGGCTGCTGCCTTTGCGGCAGCTTTCTTCGCCATCGCCTTTTCGAAACCCGCGGCACGGTTGGCTTTCACGCCCACCATCTTCATCCCGGGCCGCGGCGTCTTCTTCTCCGCCTTGGCAGCGGCGACGGGAGCTGCGTTCGGCATCGGTTTCGGCGTACCGAGTCGGGCCTTGAGAGCATCGAGCCCCTTCGGCTTCGCAGCACGGGCGGCCTTCGCTTCGCGCGCTTTGTCGAGGGCGGCGCGCTTGCCAACGCTCTTGTCGCGCATCGTCTTGGGACCGCTCATGCTGGCGGGGCCCATGCCGGCGATCGTCGGAGGCCCAGAAGGCATCGTCTTCGGCCCGCCTCCACTATCCTTGCTGCGCAGAGCAGCCACCTTCTGCGAGCCCGCGGCGCGAGAGGCGAGCTTGTCTTCGCGGGTAGCCATCGGACGGGGCACTTTATCCCAGCCCTTATCGATGGCACTCGTATCGGGCGCCTTGGCTTTGCCTTTGGCGACAACGGCGGCGAGCGCGCTGCTGCGCATAGTGGCGGGAGCCGGCTCAGGAGCAGAAAGCTTGCCGCCCTGCTTCTTGAGCCGCAGAGACTTCAGCTTGTTACGGAGGCCCACCTCTTTCCCGATGCTCTTGTACGCCTTCTCTGCCGCCTTCGCCCCGCGCCCATGCATTGCCTCCATATGGGCACCCTGCGCGTCTTCGAGCTTGGAAGCAGAGGCGCGCGAGTAGTCCTTATCCCGCTTCTTGCCGGTGAGGTCCCGGTCGCGGCCCCGCGAAAGCGCCTTCACCTTTTTGGCAGCGGGAACGGCTGCCTTGGCAGGAGAGGGGCCGATCCATTTGTGCTCCGTTACGGTAGCCCCGCTCTTGTCTTTTGTGACCTTCGCAGGGCCAAAGTTAGAGTCGCCGAGTACGCGGTGAATGTCCGACGAGCTGGTCTGCAGTGTTTTCTTCGACATTGGTGCTTTCTCCTTAACGGTTGATGCACTTGCAGCGGTGGGGCGCGGCGAAGTTTTCTTTTCGCGCTTCGCGATTGAGCGCGCTCAGTTGTGCCGCCGCTTTTGCAACGTGGAACCGGGTGTGTGCGGCGCGCTAATGCGCGTTCCGTCGTTTCCTTGTCCTCGGCGAGGTCCCGGTCTTCGTGGTGGAAGAAGGGGTTTTGCCGCGGTACTTCGGCGCGGCCTTGGTACCTGTAGCCATTAGTCGTCTCCAATCTGCTCGTTTTCAGGCGTTTCTGGGTAGCGTTCCCTATCCGCCATGAAGCCGCTAACGAGCTGCATGAAGACGGAGAACTCAATAATGACGTAGCCGGTCGAGTCTCCATGCTGCTTGAACACCACGATGGGGGAAAGTTTAGAGCGAGCCTTTGCGATGGCTTCCCGCGTTTGCCTAATCCAGGCCGGAAACGCGAGGGTCTTCGTATTCTTGCATTCAACCCAGAAGGGAAAGCGCTTCTGGGCTGCGGGGGAAAGCCCGATGTCGCACTCATCGGTGCCTGACTTTGTAGATACCACATCTCCTTCGCCAAACTGCATCCAGACTGCGATTGCGTCCTCCACAGCCTTTTCCCAGCTTTTTCCCTTGGTCTTGGAGCGTCTTCCGAGTCTTGCGCGGTCAGTCATGGGACACCTCTCCCTTTGCATCGCACAAAAGGCGAACGAGCAGAAGGGCGGTGACAACGCAGTCAGCCTCCCCCTGCTCGCCAGCCGTTAACGACGGCAGCCTTTCGTTGATCAACGTCGGAACCGCCGCGTACAGGAAGCCCTGTCTGGAAAACACGCGGTTCGCAACGGATACGGCTTTAATGGCCGCCGACACAGACTCAGGGCCGATGGCCCGCAAGACGACGCTTTTCTCCTCGCGAATTGCGTAGACGATAGACGCCGCTAATCCGTTCGTAGTTGTTGTTTTCTTAACTCGGATCTCGACGCGCATTCTCGTCTCCCTGTCTCCGGGACATCTCCCGTGACAGAGCGCTAGCACGCCGTTCGAAAGACTTCAGCCTCGCCCGTAGGAGCTTGGATTTAGCTTCTTTTTCGAGGCGGTCGAGGTCCGCGCTGACGAACTCGGGGTCCATCCGCGTCTTCATATCCTTGTCTTTGACGGTGCCGGCTTTCTTGTGGCGAATGTTCGCCTCTAGCTGGGTTACCCAAACTTCCGCCTCTGCAGCATCGATGTCGAGAAGCGCGCATTCCCGCTCCAGGTATTCGAGGTAGGCCACGTGGTGCAGGTAGAGGCGGCCGAGGTCGTCACTAGTGAGGTCCGCCGCGTCAATGACGGAGGAGGGCACGGCGCATTGCTCCACCTCGCCGAATCCCTGTGCATCCCAGTAATCGTTAGCAGCGCCGCGCATACGGCCCCGCTGCCATTCCGGCTTCGGGCCGAACTTCTCCGCAGCCCGCGCGGCTAATAGCCCTTTGAGCTTCACAGGCACACCTCCTGCGAAGCGCGTGTTTCTGGCGTCCGCCGGTCGAATGCATCCCAGCGTGCGAGTCCCCGGCGTTCGGCGGTGCAGATCTCCGCGTAGAGGCACTCGCGGTCGCAGTCGGCCTCGACGTAGACGGGGAGTTTCTTGCGTTTCGTGGATTCGAGCAGCCCGATGCAGAACTCTTCAATCTCGCCGACAGTCTTTTCGTCGTAGCGAACGTAGAACGAGGCGGCAGGGCCGGCCCAAGCCTGGGAATCCTTGTTTTCGTAGAGGACGTAGCCGGCGCCGACGCGGGCCATCATCATGTACGTGAGCACCTGCATCCGGTGCCGCTGTTCGGGCTCTTTGAGCGACTTGCAGCCTTTAGAGCCTTTGGTTTTGAAGTCGATAAGGTACCGGTCGCCGCTGTCCATCGTCACGATGGCATCTGCGTTTCCCGCGATGGGAAGGAAGCTGTGTTGCAGGCGCTTCTCTAGTTCGACCTTTCCAATCCCGAAGTGGTTATCCCGCGCCATGCGAGTAAAGAGCTTTCCGAGGCCGACGTGCCTGTTGTCTCCGTTATCGAAGATCTTCAGCATCGTAACGTTCGTCTTTGGCACTCGCGGCGAGCACAGAAGGTCGAACACGATTGCCCGCTTGCAGCCCGCCGTGTTCGGGTGAAGGCCCGACGAGGGATGGAAGTAGCCTTGCGGGCGACCGAGGCGGTCTTTGTTGTAGTGCTCCCAGATGTAGCTATTCGCGAGCATCTCGAAGTCGATCGTCGGAACGTCGGGGTCGATAGCGGCGTAACTCTCGTCTTTTGCAGAGGCTTTCTTCGCGCGCGGCGGCGCTTTTTGCGAGAAAACGCTCAGTAGCAGTTTCTTCATTGTCATCGGTTAACCCTCGGCAAAGAGAAGGGGAGGGGCCGTTAGGACCCCTCCCCAGTTTGTCGCTTCATCGCGCTCGTGTCGTTCAGGCTGCGAGCTTGCCCGGCTTCCCAGGCTTGCCCGGCTTCCCGGGAGGCGCCGAAACGGCCTTGGCCGGCTTACCGGGCTTCCCGGGAGGCGCCGAAACGGCCTTGGCCGGCTTACCGGGCTTCCCCGGGGGCGCGACGGGCTTCTTCGCCGGGGGAAGCTTGTCCCGCAGGTCGGCGAGCTTCGCCTTCGAGGTCTCGACGGAAACGGCCGGCTTCGAGGGCACTTCCTTCTTCGCTTTCGCCGGCGTGGAAGCGGCGGCCTTCGCCTTCGGTTCCTTGGGGGCCGCCTTGGCGCCCCAATCTTTCTTCTCGGCTTCGAGGGCGACCAGGCCCTTGAGGAGTTCCTTCGCGAGGAACGGGCCGGATTCCTTCGAGCGAATCAGCTTGCGGAGGCGGGCCACCCGGTCCGCGTCGGCGATGAGAGCCGAGAGCGACACGTGCGTGTACTTCCGGAGGTTGCGGTAGGCGAGCTTCGCTTCGGGCTCGGCGGCGGGGGTGCTTTTGGCCGACTTGGTCGGTGCGGGTGCCTTTTTCATGATCTCTGCTTTCTGGTTTGGGTTGTAGCGTGGCTGTTAGAGCCCGATTAGTGACGGAGTTTGTAGCGGTCGTCAAACGCTTTATTCGTCGACCCGGTCTTTTAGAGCGAGAAAGTCGTCGAGGCGGAGAACGGCGTAGCTGCGGCCGGACATCTCGATGATCATTGCCGGGAGGCGGTCCCCCGTGCGCATAGCCTCCACCTCGATCTTCCGTAGCAGCGGAAGGGTAAGGCGGAACGCCTGCGTTTTCGTTTGCTTAGCCTCGATGAGCCACCCGGGGGCTTTCACGTCCCCGTGCAGGCCGGGCTGGTTTCCGCTCCCGACAACGCGCTTGCCGCCCATGGCGACGGCGATTCGGTGCTCCTGTTTAGCGCTCGATTGCTGCCGGCGGTAGCTGAGGGAGGCTTTTTTCACCGGCGGCTCCTGCCCTTCCAGGCAAGCTGGACCGAGGTCAGCCCTAGCGCCATCACTTCGCTTTCGCGGAGAAAGTGCGAGCGGGCCACCGTCCGTGAAGTGAGCTTCCCCGCTTTCAGAGCATTGCGGATGGTGTGGGAAGAGACGCCGCGACGGATCGCGGCGGCCATTACAGTCATCGTGTACCCCTCGTCGGCGGCAGTCATGAGCGGAGCGCCTCCAAGGTTGCGGCCCACAGGGCGGAAAGCACGTCCGGGTTCCCCTTCAGGAATTCCGCGAACTTTTCCTTTCCGTTCCACTTCGCCTCAGTGAGGTCTTTCCGCACGCCTTTGAAGGTAAGGCGGTAGTTAGAGCCTGCCCGCGTCACCGTGCTCGACATGAGCGCGTATTGGAGCAAGTCGCCGGCGTAGTCGATGTCGCCCATACGGTTTGCACCGTAGTCGGCCAGGAACATCTTGTAGGTGCCTTCTCGGAGCGGCGCCGACAGCTTGTTCTTCAAGCACTTAACGCGCGTCTCTTGGGCGAAGGTAAACGCCTTGCCGCGGGAGTCCTCGATCTGGTCGTACTCCCCCTTGTAGATGAACAGAATAATATGGTGATTGTGCTTGTTGCCTTCGCCGCCCTTAATGGATTGCGTCTTGTACTTGGCCCGCGCCGTGGTCCCGATAACGGTGACGATCTGATTCAGGTGAATCATGGTCGTATCGTTCGTGTGGAGGCCGTCTTTAGAGCGGTTACCCGCCCCGTCGTAGCGGTAGTTCATGATCAGATTACAGCGCGCGGTATAATCGTTAATCATCTTGGGTTCGCGTGCAAAGTCCTGCGCGTCCTGCACCTCGTTCTCTTCAAGCCATTTGGTGCTCTTGGCGATGCCGAACGAGTCCACGACGACGTACGCGAACATGTTCGACTTGAGCAGGTCGAGCGCCGCGTCAAGGGCCACGTCTCCGCGGCTTTCCTGGACAAGCACGAACGGGGAGACCTCTTTGTAGGGGTCCGTGATGCCAGCCTCTTGCATCCGGTGTAGCTCCAGCTCGGAGGCATCGGCAAACGGGTCCAGCGGCACCTTCTTGCCCGTTTGCGGGTCGAGCACGAGTTGCTCAGAGAACGGGAGGAAGAAGCCTCGTTCACGCGCCCAGCGTTTCGAGAAGGGTTCGATGGCAACCCACGCGCAAGCCTCGCGGGTAGTGCGCTGCAGAACGGCGAGAGCCTCGATAGCGAGCGACGTTTTCCCGGATGAGAACTCGCCGCCGATCTCGACACAGCCACCGACGGGATAGCCGCCGCCCGTAACGTAGTCGACAGAGGGCACCCCGCTGCTTCGCCGGCGCTTGTCGGAGCGGCCGTATTCGGAAGCGCGGAAGACACGGCCGCCGCCAGCGAGGCGCTTGTTAATGGAATCGATGACACCCGAAATGCGGTCGTAGCTGACAGTCTTCGGAGCTGCCGCCATGTTGGCGTCGCGCTGGCGCTTCTTCTCCCCGACGGTCATCCGCTTGTTGCTTTTGGCAACCTCAGGTCCCGTCTCTACGGGCGCGTTCGGCTGCTTCAGCTTCAGCTTTAGTTTCTTCGCTGCCATCTTTTCCGTCCTTATCGAATAGCTCGTTTAGTTGCTTCTGCCGCCGCCGGCACCCTCCGCATTGCGGAATGCCCATGCGCGAAGTCACGATCTTTATAGCATCGCCGAGGCGAAGCCGCTCTAATGCGCGTTTAAGACACCCGGAGCAGGCACCGTGCTTAGCGCCCGCGTCCAGGGGTTGGCTGCAGAGGCAGCAGGTCACAGCTTGCCGGCCAGCCGTTGGAGGAAGCTGCGGGCAACCCTCTTCGCCTGCACGAAGGCGTCTCGCTGTTTGGCGATAATAACGACTTCCTTGAATGCCTTCAGAAGCCGGCGGTTCTCTCGAAAAGCCCGGTTCGCGTTTTTAGCAAGCTCGGCGTACGCCAGGCCGTCGATATCAAGCTCCTTCCGCAACTGCTCGATCGTGGCCTGGTAGGTCTTCGCCTGTTCCTCGGCGCGCTTAGTGTTAAACGCGAGTCGCGAGGTCGACTCGGCTACGTGCGCGTGGCACGCCTGGATAAGCTCGCTCATCGCGTGGAAGGCGATGTTCTCGTAGTCCCACAGGTAGTCGTCTGCGGCGTGGTCGTGGTCGGTGGTGGTGCGCGCTTCCAACACGCGAAACAACACCTGCCGCTCGGCTTTAAAGGGAATTTTCTGGACGTACTGGCTGTAGGCGTGCGTGAGGTGCGAAACGCGCGCGTTGTTAGCGACGACGACGATAACCCTACAGGGGTTCTTCGGCACGGGCGGAGGCTCTGCGGCTGCTGCCGCGATTTCTGCGCAGAGCGCCTCGTCTGCGTCTACGGAATAGCCGTCGCCGGGCACTCGTGCCCCTCCCTGCCAGCGGCGAGCGAGCAGGAAAGCTCGCATAGTCGGGTAGTTTTCCGAGAGGATTTTGAGAACCGAAGCCGTCTGCTCCTCAGTGCCCGTGTGAAACGCGTAGCTGCTGCCGAATTTCTTGGTGTAGGACGGCAGGGAAAGGAACCTGCTCAGGTGACTAAACGTGCCCGCTGCGCGGGTCTTTCGTAGTTCGCTCATTTTGCATCGCTCCAGCATGGGCCAGCTTTAATGGATACCGGCATCGGAACGCGCAGCTCGCGGGCAAACGGGCGCTCCATGATGGCCTTCGTGCGCGCCATGACGGCGTGTCGGTGGATAATGGGACAGTGTTGGATAAGCTCGTCGTGCACCTGCATAATCAGGCGGCTCTTCGATTCGACGATGACGGGGTCACGATCGATGAGAAGGGACGAGCGCGAGGTCATGTCGGCCGCAGAGCCCTGAATGACACCGTTAATCAGGCGTCGTTCGTGCTCGCCGCGAAGGGAGCGGTTGTTCGACTTGAGCTTCTTCATGTCCGCGTGCTGAACGCGGCCAGAAAGCGTGCGCAAGAAGCCGCGGCTAGAAGCTTGCTGAAGGATGCTGTCCATCCAGGGACGGACGCGGGAGTAGCCGCTGAACCAGCCGTCAATCATCTTCTGCGCTTCGCGCTCGCTGAGATTCAGCTGTTCGCCGAGCTTTGCAGCACCGACGCCGTAGATGATTTCGAAGTTTAGCGTCTTCGCCTTCTTGCGCTCGTCCGGAAAGTGTTCCGAGATCCACGTAAGGGCTTCGGTCGTTAGAGAGCCAAACTTGCGCTTTGCGTCGCTCTGGATGGCCGGGAAGATGTTCCAAGTAGTGAGCGAGTGCATGTCCCACCCGTTCTGAAACATCTCGATGAGCCGCGGGTCGCGCGTGAAGTGTGCGAGCAGGCGGTATTCGAGTTGCGAAAAGTCGGAGACAACGAGACAGAAACCCTCTTCAGCCATAAAGGCGTCGCGGATGTCGTAGATGTCTTTATCGCCGGTCGTGATGTTTTGCAGGTTCGGCTGGGAGGCGCTGTACCGGCCCGACGTGGTGCCGATCTGGTTCAGACGGCCATGCACGCGCCCGTGGCGGATGCTGTTGTGCAGCCCGACGAGGTACGTGTTGTACTGTTTGTTGCTTCGCGCCCAGTTAGTAACGGAGCGCAGGCCCTTTTGGTCCACCTCGTCGAGAAGCTTACGCTGCTCCAGATGACGGGCGAGTTCGGCGATAGCAGAGGCGCCCGTCGAAGGCTGCCCCGTTTCCGTCGTCGAGAGAATCGGCCATCCCTTGCCGTGGATAACGAATTCCACCTTCTTCGCCTTCGGGGTCTTGCGAATCTCGAACGAGCCTTGCCCGTAGTAGAATTGGGCGAGCTGCTTAGGAGAGTTGACGTTAATCGGACACCCTGCCCAACGCGCAATCTCTGCAGCGTATCGCTCCAAGTCGGCCTCAGCGACCTTCTGCTTTTCCTTGAGCAGAGCGCCGTCGATGGGCATCCCGTGCCTCTCCATTCGCCAGATAGTGTCCGTCTCCGGGCACTTCCACGCGTAGAAGAAGTCGAGCATGGTTTTGTTCTCGATCCACGCTTCCTTCCGAAGCTCGCCGGCGTAGTAGTCGAGGAGCAAAAGCCCGTCGATAGCGTCAGCAACGGCGTAGTCGATCAGGGTATACCAGCGATACGCGGGGCTGCTCGCGTCGGGGAGCTGTCCGCGCTTCGGGAGCGACATAATGACAAGCTCGCCCCAGTCGTCCGTCGGGCAAGGGATACCCTCCGTGTAGGCGTCCAGAAGCGGCACAATCAGCTGCTTCGAGGCGCTCGGCGTGCCGTCCTTTTTGAGCTTCGGGCTGCCGAAGGTCTTGTTGTACGACTTGCGCTCAATCCCGAGGTGGTCGAATGCGCATTCCTTCAGGCCGTGCGCGTTCTCGCGGTTCTCGTCCAGCAGATGGTCCATTACCATCGTGTCGATGTTGTGGTTCTCGGTCCGGATGCCCGCGTTCGCGAGCACGTGCCGGTCGACGGGAACGTTGTGCGAGGTCTTAGAGTGCGGACCCGCGAAGAACGGGCGAAGCTCCAACAGGTTCCCGTCGCTCTGGCCGTGATTGTGAACGTAGGCCGAGCAAAGCTCGTCGTCCTCCCACCAAGCCAGCGTCGCGCAGAACGGAAGCCCGTTGTGGACGGGCGTCATATCCTTGTCCCACGCGTACCATTCGGTGTCCACCGAGACGACGTTCGTTAGAGGAAGAGAGAGCAGCCGCTTGTTAAGCGAGCGTGCTCCCTCCCTCGTGAGAACGATCTCGATGGGCCGCGGGAGGTATTCTTCCCGCGAGCCCATTAGCGAATACCTCGCTTCAGAAACGACGGCTTCCCGGGCGTAGCGGGCTTGCCGAGGGGCTTCCCGATGGGTTTGCCGAGAGGCTTTTTACCGGGCGAGGAGGCGGGCTTCTTCACGAAGAGGTCCTCGAAATCTTCCTCCGTTGCGGCCGTGTCCTCCTCCTCAACGCCCACCGGCTCGTCTTCATCGTCATCCGTGACGGCGCCGTGCTTGGTGTCTTTCCCGCGGAACGGGTCGGGCACGTTGAGAGAGCGCGCCTGCTCGTGCGTCGGCTTGGGCTTCACCTGCCCCTCCTCGTCCATCTTCTCGCGTCGCTCCGCAGCTGCGGCCTTGTCCTCGTCCGAGGCCGGCTTGGGCGGGAGTTTGAAGTCGAACGAGTAGGTGGTGTCAGTGCCACCGCCAACGCGCGTAACCAGCCAGGCGAAGTCATCGATGCTGCAACGCACAGGGTTGTCGCAGTTAGAGCACTCGATGTCCTCCAGAGGCGGGAGGGTGTTTTTGCAGGCTCGGCATTTCGCCGTGAGGGCGCCGCTGTCCGGGTCGAAGTTAACGGGCTTGCCGCAGCCCTTCTTCCCGCATCGGTATTGCGTAATGACAATCGTCCCGTTGCCGTCGTCCACGGCGCAGCACGAGCGGCAGAACATGCCGATCACCTCCTTCTTCGCGACGAGGCTATCCGCGTGCCCCGCAGACAGCTCCCACCAGCGAAAGCCGTCCTTCTCTCGCGGGACGCCGTTGGTGCAGTGCCGGCACGGTTTCGCCGGACGGCTACAGGGGACGTACTTCGTTTCCTTGTACGCGTTGCTGTCGTATTCGCCGTTTTTGTTCTTCTGCGCGCCGTGCTTGAGAACGCGCACCTTCTCGTCGAGCTTGTGAATGAGCTTCTGATTCTCGACGAAGAAAAGAGCGCGGTCGCTCGTCGAGATCGTCTTGGGATTGCTCTTCACGAAGTCGCAGTAAACGCAGGGCTGGCCGGTGTTAGCGCCGCAGTTTTGGTATTGCTGCGAACCCTGCAGGCGCTTGACGTAGTGGTTACGGTAGATGGTGGGAGTGTCTGCCTTTGGACCGTCGAAGATTCCGTAGAAACGAAGAACGGTCGATTCCCCGTCAGACAGACGCAACGGGTAATTCCCGCCGCCGCTGCCCTCTTGGCGCTGTTTGCTTTCCTCGGTTGCCTCTCGCATCGCTGCGAATCCGCGTCGTAGAGCCATGATTGATTACCTCTTTTTCTTTTTCCAGAGCGCTGCTTTGAGCGCTTCCTGCTGAATAATGTAGCGCTCGGAGAATGGCAATAGAGTCCTATTGCTGCCCAGAATCCACCGGTGCCACGGGACGTAGGTGATTCCCGCTCTAGCCTGCAGGTCGCCGGGGTCTTTCCCCGGGTATTGCATTACCAACAGCCGCTTCCCGCGTCCGCTCAGCTCTTTAATGGCAAGCCGGGTTGCCTTCTCCCCGGCCTCGTCGTTATCGAACGCAAGCACGACCTCGTCTGCGTTAACGAGATCAGCCTGCTCGCGAGAGAGTGCCGATCCCATGATGGCCGCAGCGGGGAAGCCGAGCTGCCGCATTCTCACCGCGTCTAGCTGCCCTTCTACGAGGTAGATGCGCCGCTCTTTCCGAATGAGATGCAGCCCGTACAGGTGCAGCGCTTTCGAGAAGTTATCGTGCCAGTACTTGGCCGGCTGTGTGTCGTCATCTTCGTAGTCGATTCGGTACGTGATTCCGACGAGACGGCCCTCCACGTTTCTAACCGGGAGGACAATCTTCGAACGAGTCTCGTCGTAGCCGATGTCGAACAGGCGGATGCTCTTTTTGGAGAAGCCGCGGTTTAGAAGATACCGAGGGTACAGGCCGAGATACGGCACGATGTCCGCTTCCCGCAGAAAGCCCTTTTCGGCCTGCCCCGTGTGTTTCGCAAGCTTGTCGGTGACAGCCTGCATCGAATAGAACACCGGCAGGGTTTCCCCTGCCAGCGCCTCTCGTGCCTGCGCAAGCGACAGGTTCTTCAGGTGGGCGTAAAGCTCCGTCATGCCTCCGCTAGCTTCGCACTTGAAGCATCGGAAGAAGCCAGAGCGCCCAATAGAAAACGTCGTGCGGTTATCGCCGCCGTGGTAGGGACAAGCAGCTCGGAAGCGTTCGTCGCTTTCCTTCCACACGCTAAAGTCGGCGAGGAGAACCTCGATTAATGGCGAGAAGTCTCTCCGCTTCTTGGGAGCTTCCTTCCCTCCGCTCATGCTGCGAGCTTTCGAGGAGGCTTACCGGGAGGAAGCCGCGTAATGTTCGTCTTTCCCGGAAACTTTCCAGGAACGCTAGGGGGCTTTCCAGGTGGGGCGGCAGCCACCTTTCCAGGAATCTTGCCGGGAAGCTTTCCGGGGATTTTGCCAGGCACAGCGGCAGCCTGCTTTCCGGGCACCTTGCCAGGCACGGGCGCAGGAGCGTCGCCGCTCGGCATAATCGATTCGTCGTTAGCGGCCGTATCGATCTCCTCCTCGTCGTCGGTGAGGGGAATCTGCTCCACCTGCTCCATGTTCGAGCAGAGGTGCATGTTAACGGCGTAGTAGGCCGGCTCACCTTCTCGCAGTGCGCTAGTGAAGTGCTTCACTCTCCGCTGACGCTTGTCTTCGATGTCCGCCGTCACGCGGATAGCGCAGTGGCAGTCCTGGGCAAACGAGTCACCGTAGCCGAAGTCATTAGCCTCGCCAGGCCCGCCCTTCTTTTTGCCCTTTTCGCCCTGAGAGCGGTTCTGTTGCGTCGTCCCGATCATGAGACGCTGCGAGGTCTGGGCGAATTGCGCCAACCCTCTAGTGATGACGGCAATCTCTTTCCAGTCCTCGCCGAGGAAGTAGAGCCCGTCAACGAACACGATATGGGCACCGTGTTCGTCTGCTTTAGCGGCCAGCTCCGACAGTGCCGAGGCGCCGGTAGAAGAAAGCCGGTCGAATACGATGCGGTCCTGGTTCTCGAACTCTTCGAGCGCCGCGTAGAAGCGCGCCTCTTGCTCAGCGTCGAGCCGGCCGCGCTGATAGAGTTTGTAATCGATATTCGCCTGCAGCGCGATGTATCGGCGACAGAGTTCCTGCGGAAGCATTTCCTGCGAGATAACCAGCGCGCGACAGCTAGGGTCCGCGTTAGTCATATGCTGGATGCTCTTCAGAGCGCTCCACGTCTTGCCGACTTTCGGTCGACCGTAGAACAGGACGAAGTGCCCGTTCTGTCCGCCCATAGTGGCCCCATTAAGAGCCGCCCAAGGCCACGGCCTTCCTTTCAGCCCCGTGCGTCCCTCTTTCATCGCCTGATACTCGACGCGCATCTGCGGGATGAGGCTGCCCACCGTCGCCGAGGTCGCGTCATCCGAGAAGCGTTGCGAGAGTGTAATGGCGGACGCTCTAAGAAGGTCGAGTCCCTTCTGTGGATCGGCATCCGATTCCTCCACGATGGCACTCATCGCCTCAGCCAGGTCGGAGTAGAGTTTTTGCGCTCTAATCTTTTCCAATAGAGCAGGAAGGGGGTCTTCCATTCGCTCAGGCTGAAAGTCTTCGAAGTCGTGGCTGAACATCTTCCAGCTCGGAACTTCACCGTGCTCCGGATTGTTAAAGCAAGAGAGCAGGTAGATGTATGCCGCTCTGGCAGTGCTGTCAGAGAAGAATTCAGGGGTGATCTTCTTCTTCACAACCTCCCGGATTGCCTTCTCGTCGATGATCTTCGTGATAATGGCATTTTCAAACGAACCCATTGAATTTCCTCTAGTTAGCTCAGGTCTTGCGTTTCCGTACCGCCTCGCGTACGCGCAGGCATACGCGCACGTACCCGTGTGTGTGCGCTCGCGTGCGGGTGCGCGTGTGCGCAATATCCCGAAGGGATATATCGTGCGCGTACGTGTACGGGTGCGTATGCGCGCGAGGTCCGGGATCAGTTTTTAATGGACCGGAAAAGCGTCTCGTCGTCGCTGACAGGCTACAGTAGCTCGGCGGGATGCCGAAAAAGAAGAGAGACGCTTTCCATTAACGAATCCATTAATCGCCGAAAAACGAGGTCACCATGCCGGAAAGTTCTTCGAGCTTCGCGGTGACAATCTTCTCGGAGATGGCGAGCGCCTTGTCCGTTCCCTTCCGGGTCGGCGGATGCGGCAGCCCGACGTGGACTTCGAGCCTAACCGCCTTGAACGAACGTTCCGGTCCTGGAATGGTTAGCCCGATGCTAATGCCAGAGAAGCCGTTGCCGGTCTCCTCGATGGGCACCTCTTCGTGGCTCTCGGAGGCGACGCGGGGAGGTTTGGCGTGTCGGCCGTTCTCGCTCACAACAGCGATGGCCTTTACCGAGGCGTGATTAGAGCTTCTAGCGCCTTTTGGCGCGGGAGGGGTCAGACGGAGCTTCATGGTGGTAAACGGCCTTCCTGGAGCCTCTCAGCCCTTCTTGACGGAAACGCTTACGTGCTTGAAGGCGGGAGCGCGGTAGGCGGCGAGCACCTTCGCACGGTCTTCGCTAGTGAGCTTGCTGTCCCGAAGCATCCCCTCCACGCGCTCCGTGTCTACCTCGATAGCGGCAGCCACGAGGACGTTCTGCGGAAGTTGCTCGGGCACGTAGTAGGGGGCGCAGTGGACGTAGGTAGCGACGACGGACATTCCGCCGACCTTTGCGAAGCAGAACGAGCGCGAGCCGCTTTCGAGGAAGTCCGGTGCCTCTTTAACGTTCAGAATCGCCTTCAGGTGCTGCCGCTCGTTCTCGATGGCAGCCTCAATGCGGTCCATCTCCTCGAACGCCTTCGCGTGCTTTGCGCGGAGAGCAGACTTCTCGACTTCGAGATTCACGATAGAGCGGAGGTGGCCTTCACTCAGCCCCTTGAGGTTGTCAACGCGGGTGAGCTTGTTCGGGGAAGCGGCGGTCTTTCTCTTGGCGAGCATTAATCGTGCTTTCTTTCTCCCTCGCTGCGAGGGGCTAAGAATCCTAGGTGAGAAGAGGGAAATAGTCAGTAGCCGCCCCAAAAGAAAAAGCCCCTCCGAAAGAGAGGGGCCTTCCATTAGAGATTCGATTAGAAGCCGCTACCGCAGTCGCCGTCGTTGCTAGCCTTCTCCTGCTCTTTACTCCCGCGCCGAGGGGAGCAGGGGCCGCTTATCGAATTGGCGTGCGGCGAACAGCCCGTCAAGGAAGTCCTGCGTGCACTCGTCGTCGCTAAGGTGGGTAATGACGGAGCCCTTATCGTGGTAGGTCGCTTCCAGGATGGGCGAGCGGCCGAAGAAGCCTCGGACGAAACCCGTTGCGTAGTTCCGGTCCCGTCCCTTGAGCAGCTCGGCGGCCTCTTCGGCGGCGTATTCTTTTTCGTTGTCAGATTCCATTAGATTCACCTTGGAGAGGTTAGTGATTTTGAAAAGTGGAAAGCGGGTAGGCCGTCCGGAGGCAGCCTCGACGTAGGTCGGAATGCAGATAGACGGTCCTCGGAGGTTAAAGGGCACGGTCAGCCTCCCGCGAGCCCCGTCTCGGCGTCAACAGCGATTCCGACTCCCTCGACTACCGCCACGGCAGTCGTCCCAGCCCGTGCAGCGAAAACGGGGCCCGTCTTCTCCGCCGGAATGCGCCGGCTTCCCGAGGCAAGGCCGCCTTTCTTCCCGGCCACCTTGGCCTCTTCGCGGGTGAAGCGGTGTGCGGTGCCGGCAGCATGGGCCGCCTTCCCGCCCAGGGATGCCAGCGCGCTCACCTTCGCCGGGTCCATCGCTGCAAAGCCCCGCGGCTTGCGCGGTTTCTCGTTAGCGGCCTTTTTCTCTGCGTTGTCTTTCATGGCTTTCCACTTTCTGTCTTGGAAGATGGTGTACTTTTGCGAGTTAACGGCGTGCCCTTGCCGATAACGGAGCATCCGGTCCCACGGAGGCGCCCACAGATCAGCCTCGACGCGGGTCCAGCCGCACTTTAGAAGGAACCTTGCCTCTGCTTTGAGAAGCTGGTCGACGGGCTGCCTAGCCATTCCTGGCAGCTCCGACCGGGGGCGGGGCGTAGAGGTGGAGCGTGTCCCGAATGAGGGCCTCTCGCGCAGCGAACACGGCAGCCCGGAAAATGTAGTCTTTCACCTGGTCGTGGAACGGAAGCTCCACGTAGGGGAGAAAGCAGGGATGCTCTTTCTTCTCGAAGTCTTTAACGGGGCCGTATTTCCAGCCCTGCTCCGTCTTCGTCTTGAGCCAGAGTTCGTGGGATTCGCCGGGGCTGTTACCGGCCAGAACGCCGCGAACGCCGATGCGCACGCTCTCGCGCAGGTCCTCGCGGGTATCCTCCCACGGGCTGTGCGAGTTATCACCCGCTAGGCGGCAGTAGTCTGCGTTGGTCTCGTGCGCGATCGCTGCCAGGTGTTCGACAACCGCGGGGTGGTACGCGTCAAACACAGCGTGGTCGCCGATAGGACTACTAACGGCGTAGTCGACGGCGGCGCGGACAAAGCAATCCTTGGCTTCGAGAAGCTTCCGAAATCCGGCAGCTACTTCTGCTCCCGGCTGGGACGTTGGCGGGTGGGCAGCAAGCGCCGCTGCGACAACAGAAAAAAGGCGTGACACCGGGGCGATAGACGCCGGCAAGTGCTTGTAAGTAAAGAACTTGAGAATCGGAAAGGTGGCGGTGGAGGCAGCGGGGATGTTCATTGATGTTCCTTGCAGCGGACGTTGCAGTTAGAGCGCAGCACCTCGCGGCTATTCGCGTGGAGGATGCAGCTAACAGAGATGAGGCCGCGCAGGTCGGCCTCTCCCATGAAGGTTTCGCACGTAGTCCCGAGAGGCTCGACCGGGTAGCCCTCCTCGCAGTGGAGTTCGCGCAAGTGTCGGCAGGTGGTTTCTGCCGTTCGAGGAGTCATGCCCGGTTCTTCCGCCGGGGCACTCGGCGTGCAGGCCGTCGCCACGATGGCGAGCGCACAGATGAGGGCGAGGCGTTCGAAGGCTTGTTGGTGGTTCATCGTTCTTCCAGCTTTCCAAACGCGCTAAGAGCGTAGAACTCCGCTCCGACCTTTTCGGCCCGCTCTTGAGAGATGAAGTAGAAGCCCTTGTCGCCCCAGCCGGTTCCCCAGCTGTTAATGCCGCGGTAACAAGGGATACCCCGCGTGTGCTCGACGCCGACAAGGCAGGTGTAGTGCCACCCGAGGACGGTGCCGAGTTCCTTCTGCCCGATGAAGGATTCGCCGCCAATGTAGTCCTCGAAGTCTCCGTCCACCGGCTGGGCGAACACGACAGGGAGTCCTTTCCACAGGGCGTAGGTGACGTCCTCGGGCTTGAGCGGGATCGCGTTGGACATGGTAGCCCGCCGATTAGAGAACCCTTTCTGCAGTAGGTCCAGGGGGAGCCGCGCGTTAACGACGTTCGGGTCGAAGGGGTATTCCTCCTCGTCCACGAAGCCGAACTCTTGAATGAAGCGGAACGCCAGCGCCGGCTGACATCCGCCGTCTTCGAGAGCAGGAAACGAGCGGTGCTCTTTCGAGCGGCCACCCGCGTAGATAGCGAGCGCGGAAGGGCGAAGTTCGCCCCGCGACATGACGCGCACGGCCTGGGCGATAGCTTGACCGACGCACGAGCTAGTGGCCCCCTGGTCGACGATTTCCGGCTCGTAGCCCGCCGGCAACGCGTAGCTGTGCCCGGCAGGGTTGGGGTGGTCGGGGAAGCCAGGGAAACTCAGGAACGTAGAATACTTCCCGTCGGCTTTCCGCTCAGTGGGCTGGTGCAGGTACGTGTCCCCGCTACGACGAAAGCCGTAGGTTCTAGTAATCATCGGTCGGCACCTGCGTCTTTCGGCGTGGCGTGTTCGAGTGCGTATTTCCGCGACGCCGCCCGCGACGTGTTGACGATTTCGCGGAGGTCCGGAAGCAGGGCGTCCGTGATGTTGCACACTCGGGCGATGGTCGCATCGTCGCTCTCCGCGTTGGCGATAATGCAGATGACGTTCGCCGCATCGAGCGCGGTGTTCGCTGCTCGCCGATTAGCGGCGGGTGAACAGGCCGCGGAGTACACGGACAAAGCCACGAGGCCGGCCGTCGAGATCAGGATGAACAGGAGGGCTTGCGCTACCGGCTTTTTCTTCGTTGCAGTGTGCATCTTCGGCCTCTTTCTCTTCTTTGCAGTAGGCGCAGTATTTAGAAAACTGCGCTGTAATAACCTGAGCAGGGAGCATTCCCTTCTTCAGGAAGTCTTCGCAGCGAGTCTGGTGCTCGGGGTCTCGGCACTCAGAAGTCGACCACGTGTCGCGGCGGCAGAAGAGGCAGATGCTCGGGAATCCACCTTCCCGGTACGCCTCAAAGCAGCCTGCGCAGAGTAGTGCGTTCGCGGGGTCCCCGCAGATGGCGCAGGGCTTCATAGCGAGGGGCCGCTAGCCTTCTTGTGGGGGCGCGGCACCTCCTCGACGCCCGACGCCCGAACGCGCTCCAGGGATTCCTCGGCAGCTGCCCGCACGGCGGCAAAAGGGTCCTCGGCGAACACCCCCGCCCCCGTCAGGGTGCTGCGTACGGAGTCGTTAATGCGTCCCTGTTTCAACGCGAGGCGTTCGAGTCGCACGATGTTCGCCATCAACACCGCGTAGCCGGCGAGGTCAAGGTACGGGTCTTCGTTGTCGAAGCTTTCGTCGTTCGCAATGCGGGCGAGCTTATCCATGATGCGCTGCGCGAACAGCACCTTCATGAGCGTCAGCACGGGAACGCTGACGAAGATTTTCGCTAGGGCATACGGAGCTTGTCGAACGCTGTCCCCGTAGGAGGCGTTCTTTAGCTTGAGCGTGGTACCCAGATCGGCAAGAAATTCGTCGATTCCAGTAACGGCGGTGATGGCGGTGGTCATTCGGGCCTCTTCGGTTTAGGGGGCGGGGCGTCGATAACATAGAAGAACCGCTGTGTAGCCCCGATTAGGAGCGTGACGTTCAGCCTTCCTCGTTTGCTTCGGCACCGGCTCATTAGCGCTTCCAGGGCGACAAGCTGTTTCCGCGAGTAGTAGCGAGAGCAGCGCTTGTCGTTAGGAAGTTTCCAGAGAGACGGGGGGAATCCCCGTTTCTCCAGCTTGTAGATGCGCTCGTAGGGCATCCCGAGCACGTGAGAGAGCGCAGACACCGGGAACAGGTCCAGGTCTACGCCCTCGACGAGCGCCGAGTACCCTTTGAACGTCTTCGCCTGGCCGGTAGGTGACGTAAGTGTCAGCTCTTCAGCCAGGCGGAATCTCTTAGAAGGTTCCATTAGTAATTCAGAGTCGCATTAGGGTCAATATTGCGAATAGCAAGCTTCATTGCCTCGCCCATGCGGCGGAGGCTACTAGTCGCATTGTGGTTATAGACGACCACAATGGGCGCAGCCTTTCCCTCGACGACGCGCTCGATGCGGCCCACGGCCTGGCGGAGGAAACCTTCGTCCTTCGAGGGCCACAACAGAAAGAGACAGTCGAGCCGCTCGACGTCTAGTGCCTTGTAGCCAATCTTGTCAGTAACGAGGAGCACCTGGTGCTTCAGCGCTTCGAGGCGCTCTTTCTTGGTGACGTTGCCGATGATTAGTCCGGCGTCCACGCCCTGCTTTAGAAGCTCCTCGTGGAGAAACGAGAGCTGCCCCGTGCGGCATCCCAGCACGAACACCTGCCGCCCCGCCTTCGTCGCCGAGAGCACGTCTTTCAGGATGCGTTCGTTCCAGATGGGGGACTTCGACGCAAACGTGTCATAGCGCGGGCGAAGCAGCATCTTCCGCGCCGGCCGGCCACCGTACGCCTTGACGGTTCGGTAGCAGCGCTCCTCTACGCCATTGGCGAGGATGTTTCCGATGCTTCTAAAGTACCACGTCGAGCTTTGGTGCCGGTCGATGTTCACGTACGACGGCTGCATTCCGCCCGTGTGGAGCATGTACACAGGATGCAGGTCGTCTAGCCGCTCTGGCGTCGCCGTTAGTGCGAGCCGGCGAGCCGGAAACCTGGGCGGTACAAGCGAAAAGCCGGGAGCGCCGAGAACGTGGGCCTCGTCGAAGATGACAAGGCCGAATTGAGAGCACCATTCGTCGGTAAGCTGTCCGTCTCGGTTCCGCGCTGCGAGGGTCTGCACCATGGCCACGGTGAGGTGCTCGCCGATAGTGTCTTTCTTGCCTTGAACGGTGCCCGTTGCCTTCGCAGTCTCTTCGCCGAAGATGGCGCCGATTTCCCGCTTCCATTGGTCAAGGATGGCGTCCCGGTCCACGACTACCAGCGTCTTTAGCTTCAGCCTCGCCGCGTAGAGCAAAGCCAACGTCGTCTTCCCGCGGCCGCATCCCAGACAGAGAAGCTGGTCGGGGTCCTCCCAGTCCACCAACGCCTGAAACGGCTCCGCCTGGTGGCTGCGCATCTCTCGTTGCGGCGTCGGCCAGTCTTCGAGCACTTCCTCGTTTCCCCAGCCCTCAACGTCAAAACGCGGCGTGATGCCTTTCCGCAGGTAGCGGGAGACCTCAACGCCGCGCGGCAGGAAGACGTAGTCTTTCCCGTTAACGGTTTCGATGTACGCAACGCAGACGTTCGGGTCGACGGGCTTCTCCCCTTTGCGGGGCGGATTCAGCTCCGCCTGCTTCACCGCGTTTGCGTCGACGAACGTAAGGTCGGCCTCGATTAGCTCCTCGTCCGCCCACGCACGGGGGATCTTCCAGTGGTTTCCGTAGATAATGGCCTCAATCATGCGGCCAGTATTGCAGGATGCGCTGGAATGGTCAATCAGGCGATCGGCAGGGAGACGGTCGGCTGATAAAGCGACAACTGCTTCCCAGCAAGCTCGCGTGCAGACAGCACGTTAATGGGACCGGGCTCGTCGGGCACGGTGAAGTCAAACGAGATGTTCGCATCGGGAATCTCGACGTGCAGCCGGGTCCCGCGGAGCACCTCCGCCTCCCAGTAGCCCCGGTCGTCGGGATAGAAGGTTCGTTCCGCCGGCAAGCGCACAACCTTGTCGGGCCTCGTCCCCGATTCTCCGCCGAAAGAGGTCGTCTGGTCTCCGAGTGCCTGGCGATAGGAGATAACTACGCTAGACGCCGGGTCTACGGCGCCGAACGGGTCCATCAGGTAGCCGACAAGTAGGCAGAAACCCGGAAGCTCGGGAGGGGAAACGACGATAACGGGGTCGCTGTCTCCGGCCTCGCCGGCGGCGATAATACGGTAGATGTCACCGGGCGTTCCGAGCGTGTCCGTGTGCGCGTAGGTGCGGCTCTCGGTGTCGTAGTTGGCGCCCGTCGGGTCGCGCAAGATGGTGGCGAGGGAGGTGTAGTTGAGCCCGCCGTCGGTCGACCTTTCGATTCGGTACGATTGCGCCGTCTCGTCGGTCCCGTCCCATCGCAAAGTGTGGTTAGTAGCCATTACCTCTTCTCCGGTTTCTTCTGCGTGGCGCTGGAAAGGTGCACGATGGTTAGTCGCGGCCGATTCTGGGTTTCTGTGGTGATAGTAACGTCAACGCTGGGAGCTTTCTGCTGCCCAGGAGCGAGCACTCGGACGTCTTTAGCGGGACGCTGCCTGACGGAGAAGTCCGGCGCCCGGCCAGCAGAGCGGAAGCCAGAGAGGACGGCGACAACCGTACCCAGGTGGGCGAGCCCGCCAGCCGCCGCAGCTGTAAGAGCCTGAAGTGAGGAGTCGCCGACGCCCACAAACGCTATAGAGGCAAACGCCGAAGAGCGGAACGACGAGAACGCCACAGTGCCGGCACCTGAGAAGGTTAGAAGTCCCGTAGCGCTGCCGACGAAAGCCACGAGGTTAGTCGCCGCCGTCCCCGTGATGGGGAGCAGTGCCGCAGCGACACCGGTTGCTTGGAGCTGCCTTAGCGAGCTGGTCCCGGTTGCTGAGAAAGTCTCCGCGCCGGCGGATGTTCCCGCGAAGGGGGACAGAACAGAGCTTCCCGTAGCCGAGTATCCCCAAGCACCTGCCGCGGTAGCGGTAAACGAGCACAGAGTGCCGCTCCCGATAGCAGAAAACGCCTCCGATCCGGTACCCGAGCTAGCGAGCGCAATGCTGCTGGTGGTGGTGCCGGAGAAGGCTTCTGCGCCAGCAGCGCTATTAGCGAGGGGCTGAAGAACACCGGCCCCCGTAGCCGCGAAGGTCTCCGCAGCGTTTCCGCTAGAAGCGAAAGAGCGAAGCGTTCCGCTCGCCGTTGCCGAGAAGACGAGTGACGCCGCGCCGCTAGAGGCGAAAGCTACAGAAGACGCCGCCGTGCCTGTGAACGCCTCTGAGCCCGCCGCGCTGCTAGCAAAAGAGGCCAGAGCCGAGGCACACGAGCCGCTTGTGCCGGCCAGAGAGCTACCCGTCGCATCCGAGGCGAAAGGCTGCAACGCGCTAACGCACGTCGCCGAAAAGGTCTCGAAAGCTGTTGCGCTAGAGGCAGGGCTTTGGAGCGCACCTGCAGCCGTCGCCGAGAACGTTTCCGCTCCTGTAGCTGCGCTGGCGAAAGAAGCGCACGTGCCGGTCGCCGTTCCGGAAAACGTTTCTGCGCCCGTACCAGCCGAAGCCAGCGAGCGCGTCGTGCCCGTAGCCGTTGCGCTGAATGTCTCCGCCCCGGCTCCTGCGCTAGCAAACCTAGAGACGGCTGCTGTACAGGTTGCCGAGAAAGTCTCGGCACCGGTCCCGCTAGAGGCAAACGGAGACACAGCACCGCTACAAGTCCCGGTGATAGGCAGAAGCGCAGTCGCCGTGCCTGCCGACGCAAACGGGGAGACAGCCCCGCCGCCGCTACCACTGAAAGTCTCTACGCCAGTAGCCGCGGAAGCAAAAGAGGCGCACGTCCCTGAGGCTGTAGCAGAGAAGGTTTCTGCTCCCGTTCCGCTACTTGCGAAGAGCTGCACAGCCCCGGCCGCCGTTGCGGAAAAGGCGAGAGTGGCGGCAGCGCTAGAAGCCAGAGGCCGCACGGCACCCGAGGCTGTTGCCGTAAACGCTTCCGTCCCCGAAGCGCTAGAGGCTAGGCTAGAAACAGCGCCAGAGCCCGTGCCAGAGAAAAGCTCGGAGCCGCTAACGACGCTGGCGAACGGGGTGAGCGCACCGGAGGCGGTCCCCGTCACGGGAGAGGCAGCGGTAAAGCGTCCCCAGTAGGTGATCCAGGCGGTAGCCTGGCTATCGTCAATAGCTTCGTACCCAATCCACAGGGAGGCCAGTTGTGTCGCCGTGGCGTAGGACGAGAGCGCCAGGCCGGAGTATCCGATAGACAGCTGGCTAGCTGGGAACTCGGGGCGGATAGTTAGAGCTGCGGATTCAACCCACGCCCCGGCCCCGACGCGAATGCCAATCTTGTAGCCGCCCGAGCTTTTGCGCTGCCCGCGGATAAACACCGAGCTATAGGTGCCAAGAGGGAGCGTCTGGCTAACGCTAACGAAGCCGTCTACGGCGTTGCCAATAGTCAGGTAGATAGTAGCTACCCCACCGTTCTGGCGCACGTTTACGTAGAGCCCGTAGCCTGCCGCCGAGGCGACGATGGGCTCGTTCTCGTAGCTAGTAACGCTGTTAGTAGAAGAGGAGGTAACCTTCAGGTACATCCCGAGCGAGAACTCGGGGCCCGGCAGAAACACGTTTTGCGAATCGAGCGTAATGACGCCGCCCATCCCGCTAATGTTGGCGGCGTGGTAGGCGCCTAGCGCGTCTCCAACGGAAAAAGCACCGCCAAAGGCAGTGCTGTCTACGGGGTGGAGCTTGGAGCCGCCTGCAACGGAGTTTTTCCCGCTCCAGACAGCGCCAGTGATGTTCTCGGCATCTTCAACCCACAGCGAGAGGCGCGCTTTCGGCGCACCGGATACGAGTGCCTGAAAAGGGAGCGCCCGACGCGGAAGGTCAAAGACCGCACGCCGAGGCCACGTTAGAGGCAGACGCCTCGCCGGGGAGTTGAAGAGGTCGATAGTTCTCATGCGTAGATCGAGCCCACTTTCCCCTGGGCGCTGGTAGCGGTCGTCGTCGACGGGTACCAGGCGAACATAAGAGTTGCCCCGTCGTAAATGCGCGGAGGCGGTTCCGACACGAGGTCATATTGCCCCTTCGTGTTCGCAATGATGCCGATTTCCGCGAGCCGCTTGCAAAGCGTCACGTTAGCGACGCCTGCCGCCGCCGCCGTGTTGACCTGCAGGTTAGTAAGCTGCTTGATTCCGAGGCTGCCGGTCAGAAGCGGCAGCGGGCCCATCCAGTTAAGCGGAGTTGCCGCGTTGGGAAGGGTGAGCGTAGGTGCCGTGGTGACGGCAGCGTTCGTGTCGTCGGTGTAGTCCAGGCGTACCACCGGGGCCGTCGTCGTCGTCGCTGTCGTGATCTCGATAAACGCTTCGAGCCCGATGCCGTCTGTGTAGCGAGTGGGCACAGTGTTGTTGAGCGACTTTGCGCCCGTTGCCGCCAGGGATACGGCGCCGACGCTGCAAAGGCGGTCGAAGAGGATCAGAGTTCCTTGCGTAGTAGCAAGGCCAGAAAACCCGGCGATATAGCGCTGAAAGCTGGCCTGGTCCGGAAAGAACAGGCCGCCGGCGGTCTTGTTGTATTGGGTGCCGGTGGAGGAGGGGGCTGCTCCCGCACCCGGCATCCCGGTAGCTGCCCAGCCGGAGACCATCTGCCCCGCCGCCTGAGCAGCCGTAAAGCTTTTGAAAAAGCCGGAGTCGTTAAAGCGGCCTGCCCCAATAGCCGCCGAGATGTCGTCAAGCTGGGTTAGCGCCATGTCAGCCCACCGTTCCTTCGCCCGACGAAACGAAGAGCTGATCGACGGCGTTCGTCGGTTCCGGTTCCGGCAAGGATTCGTCGAGGGGAAGTGCCGCAACGCTGTAAAGCGCTTCCGGCACGACGATTACCCAGCCTTCCGGCTTGTCGAGTTTCTCCGCTTCCGCAGTGGCGAGAGCGCGAGATGCGTAGATACCGGGCAGAAGGCCGAGGTGCTGTGAACGAAGACGAAACGTTTGGTAGCTTTTCAGCATGATCAGGCCGCCTGGGTAATAACGAGGGAGGACACCGAGACGCTAGCCCCGGAGCTGATAGCCGCGCTGTTAAGCACGAGGTTCGGGGTGCTTCCGGCGATGCCCGCCGAGCCATCGTGAACACGCGTAGTGCCATCGCTCTTTACGAGCGAGTACCAAGTTGCGGTTCCCGTAGCCAGAGCCGCCGAAGACGTAATCGCATTAGCGGTTTTCGAGCCCGCCGAGGCGGCAGCGAAGGCCGTTGCGTTGAGGGAAAGCCGGGCGAGTCGCACCTGGGCGGCGATGGCCGTGTCGGCATCTGTCGGCTGCGTGCCGTCGTAGATGTCGAGAAAGCCCGCGTTGAGAACGTCGAGAGCCGCATTCAGGGCGAGGTTTCGGCTGGCGACGGAGGTTTTCGGATTAAGAGCCATTGCTTACCTGCGTTTCTGCCGGTTTTCCGGCGTTGTTGGCCACGGCGACGGCGAGGCGTCCCTTGGCGTAGTGTTTCGTAACATCTTCCGCGGTGTGCGCTGCAAACCACGTGGTGAGAACCCATTCGAGCAGGCTTTTCACCTGGTCCCAGCTCGCCTTGTTGGCGAAAAGAGCCCCGAAAGCCAGGGCGACGACGAAGAGAGCAACAATGCCCTTCGTGGAAGAAAGAAGCCGCGTGAGGGGATTCGGAGAGTCAGGATTCACGGGTACACCTTGGTAAAGTTGGAGAGAAATCCGCCGGCGCCGTCAGAGTACCACTTCAGGTCGTCGAGGCGGATTCCTCCTGCGTCGGTCGCGCCGGTGGCGTGAAGTACGTTCCCGACGCTGTAGGCGTGCGTGTCGCTGTTCGCCGGAAGGCCGTACTTGGCGACGAGGACGTTGCAGGCAAACATGCCGAAGATGCAGCGGTTGTGCCGGATAGCCGCGTTGTCCGACGCGCCCGCCGAACGCGGAAGCTCGATGAAGTTTCCATAAACCTGGAATTGACGGAGCCCTTGCAGGATCACGCCAACGTAGTCTCCGTTAACAATGGGCTCGTCGACAGAGTCTGCGCGGAACTTGAAGACGTTGTTCGCCATTCGGAGGCCGGTAAACGCGTTAGAGAGTCCATCGAAGCCGCCGTCCGGGCTAGCGGCGATGATGTTCGCACCGCCGTCCGCCCCGCCAACGTAGTCTGGGGCGTTCGTGACGACATCGCCGCCATCCAAAGACACCGGGTAGAAGCCCAGGTAGTATTCGTAGTTGGGAGAGACGGTTCCGCCCGTCAGGGACACCGGAGAGGCGCCGCCCGCGTTCCCGCTCATGCTGATGACGTTGTCGGAAAGCTCGACACCGACGATGGTGAAATTTCCGCGGTAGGTGTTTTTGACGGCAAGAAGGTGCGCCGCTTCTGCCATCGCCGGCTTCGCCGGAGTAACGCCAGGCGCCCGCGGAATGATACCCGCCCACACGAAGTCCCCGGCGATGCGGGTGCGTCGCATCGTGACGGCCTCGAAATCCGGCTGCGCGTCGATGGTGTTGACGATGAAGCCGCCAATCCACCGGCCGTAGCTGGAGTTAAAGTAGCCGTTAACGGAGTTCTGCGGGAGGCGGAGCGAATTGCCGTCGAGAAGCAGATTCTTGACGTAGCTCGACTCGATGAGCACGGCAGCCGCGGCCCAGAAGTGCGTGCCGGCCACCTGGGCGGAGTAGGACGTGAGCGCGTCGGGAGACGCGATAGAGAACGAGTTGTTCCGAATCGTGACGTTTTCGTAGGTGCGGTTCGCCAGGAAGGCGATGGCCGAGCAGGTAACGGCGTATCCCGGCGACCCGCCCTTCACGAAGAACGGCCGGCCGGCGGTGTCGGAAGTGCTCCCGGTGCCGCTCACCGCACGCCCCGCGATAAACGTTCCGTTGTAGCCGATGCGACATTCCTCAATGAGGGTGCGGCCGCCGTAGCCTACGCCGTCGTTCGCGTTAACGATCATCGGGAGGAAGCAGCGGAGGTCACCCGGCGACCCGTACAGCTCGCCCGAAAGCGTGCAGTTGCGGATGGCGACGCCGGCGAACGACTTGCCAATAACGAGCGCCCCGTGCGCGTCCTCGAAGTGTCGTGGCGTAAAGACACAGTCTTCGATGGTGAGCTGGTTCGTAAACGAGAAGTGCTGCGGGTTACCTTCCGCCGCCTTGAACGGCGTGAGGCCCGAGACGCTGGACGTCCCCGCCATGCTGCCGACGAAGGCGCCGTCCCAGTAACGGGACACTCGCAGGCAGCAGGCGTGGAGATAGTTGTCCCCTTCGTTGCCGAACGAAGAGGAGCTGCCGGCTTCCTGCGAATACTTACTCCACAGCCGGGTACGCTTCAGCGTGATGTTCGAGGCCACGATGTCAACGGGGAAGGCGAACTCGCAGTCCTCGATAATGACGTGTTGCGCGACGAGCTTGAGCCCGTAGGCGATGCCGTCCGCCCCGCCAAGGAAGTCAAAGGCGATTCCTTTGAGCACGATCGTGTCCGCCGAGAGCACCAAGACGGCGTTGCCGTCCGGAAAGCTTTTCGGCACGGTAACGCGCGTCTGGTGTTTCCCGTAGCCGACGAACTCAAGCAGCGATTGTCCCTCGTCGGGGTAGGTAGCGCCGTCAACGTAGGTGTGGAGTAGGGCGGCTTCGAACGTGTCCGGCCCCAGCTTCGGCACCTGCAACGCGCTTCCGAAGATTCCGCCTGCAGCAACGGCATGGTCGCCGGGCAGGAGGGAGAAGCGGAGCTTTCGCCCGCCATTAGAGCCAGTGTGTAGGGCCAGGTTGCCGAGCCCGTGCGAGCGCACCAAAAAGCGCAGTGCGTCGTAGAGCTGCGTTCCCGAGTTCACGATAGCCTCGCGGTCTCGGTTAATTGCGTCTGCCACGCTACCGAGGTCCGGCGCGTCGTAGGTGACGTGCCCGTTCGCCCACAGCAATTTTCCGTTTTCGTGCCGGCAGACAATCTGCGCGCCTGCGCCGGTAAACTCGGAGGGGTCTCCCACGTAGAGGTTTTCCGCCGTGAGTCCAGAGAAAGAGCCGCCAGACGGTCCGAAGTAGAGGCCCGCAGCCCCCTTGCGGTGGAACGTTTCGTCAGACAGCCCGCGCCACCCGAGCGCCTTGCCGACGGGAAGCGTCCAACCTCCCGAGGGTGCCACGCCCGGAGTGGCGTACGTCACAACCGGATTGCTAACGAGGTGCTGCGGCCCGCGTGCGTCCAACGCGGCAGTGGCGGACATGTAGAGCTTTCCCGCGTTAGAGTCCCAGAGGATGGAACCCGTCGAGAACATCGACACGAAGCTGTTGCCCTCGCCGAGCGGCTCGCGAAGGTCCACGGTGTAGAGGAATTGCACGACGTCGGGTCCGCCCGGATCGCCGATGGCAGGTCCAAGGTTTCGTCGTGCAAAGCGACAGAGGAGCACCTGCGTCTGGAAGCCCCCAAGCAGGGTCGCATCCGACGGGTTTCCCAGCGCAGGCACCGCAGCGATGGCCGCCGCAAGGGTCGCTGCCTCGGACGCGGCGAATACCACCGTGGGCTCTCGACGGAGGGCCGTAATTCCAAGTTCCGCGATGGCGATGGTGGGGTCTTCGAGGTCGGTGATCTCGGCGAGTGTAATCGTCGCGTAGAGGACGCCGTAGCTGATAGGCCCGAGCGGCGTAGCTAGCGGCGCGAAAATGGAGTCGCCCATCGGGAGGTCGCCGGCGAGGAGCAAGCGAAACCCGTCGACGTAGGAAACGCCGCCGCTAACGCTAAGAACGACGTTCGCACCATCCAAGACGGGCTTCCACGCGTCTCCGGTCGCAAAGAGCTTGGATTGGCCGAGGGCCGCACCCGAGGAATTCTGGCTCTCCCGTCCGAGCATCGCGCGGAAGGCGTCAGTTTGGGCCGAGCGTAGAATGTCTTGTGCCTCGTTAAGGTCGCTGTCGACGACCACGGTGCCTTGCTGGAAAACGACGGTGGAACGGTTTTTCGCGCGGTCGAAAGAGTTACGAGTGTTGTTAGTCATGATCGGCCTTTCAGGGAGTCGTAGCGGTTACGTTGGCGAAGTGGAGGCACCAGTTGGGCTGCCAGGGGTCGGAGTCACGCAGCTGCCCGCGCCGAACCTTGCCGTCTCCGTCCCCAAGGAACGCGTAGGCAACGGAGATATCGGTCGCCGCCGGCAGCGGTGCGGCAGTGTCGATGTACACGATATTCCCCGCGATGGACACTGACGCAATCGTGAGCTTCGTTGCTCCGTTATAAAGCTCGAAGCCCTTGCCGTTTGTCCATTCGGTATTCACCACCGAATGGTTTCCGTCCCACAGCGCGGAATCGAAGACGAGCGGCCCGTGCGGTACGGCCATCGTCAAGGTGACGCGCGAGCCAGAGGCTTCCGCGCTAATGGGCTGCAGCGGAACCCATCCGCGCCCGCGGCGAACTTCGTTGAACACCTGCCAGTTTTTGCGCGCCAGGTCTCGGTAGCCTTGCGCCGTCAGGTGCAGGTTGTCGGGGGAGAATTCGTACTGGTACTTTGGCCCGCTAACGAAGATGTCGTTCGGCCACAGAATACCGGCCTGGCGCTGCGATTCGTGTACGGCGAGGGATACCGGGAGCGACGCGTACATGCCGGCCGACGCTTGGGAGAGGATGAGCGGAATGCGCGTTGCCTGTCCCGTAATCGCGCGCACGTCGTGGTCGTAGTCCTGCTGCATCTGTCGCACCGACAGGTTGTACGCGGTGTCGGCGTAGTCGCTCTCGCCGTGCGTGAGGATGACAGCGGCTACTTCGTAGCTCTTGCCCTGCGAGTTAAGAATCCGCTTGAACGCGGTAACCTCGTCGATGGCGGCAGAAAAGCTGCGTCCCGGCTCGATGGAGTCGTTCGGCTCGGTAACGCCGTTTTTCGCGATCAAGTACATCGCCCAGCCGTCTTTACCGACGAGTGAGTGGGCCGTCTTCATCCGCCCGCGATAGGCGCCTTCCGCAAGTGAAGCGAAATAGGTAGCGCCCGTCTCGCCCTCAACGTTGTTCGGGTGAGGAAGGTTCTGCGTGAACTCGCGGGGCGGCTCGGCGATGTCTACGGCTGTCCACGTAGTCGTCGGCGTGATGAGGGTTGGCAGTAGCGCCTGCATTCCGGCGAGGCGAAGATGTCCGGGCACCGGCATTGTCGTAATGGGCGGGTAGGCGGTAGCTCCAACAGAAAGCGATTGCCCCGTCTCGATGATTCCGAGGACATTATCCGGCGATTCAAGCAGATAGTCTTTAACCGGCTCAAAGCGCACGTAGACGTTGGCTCCCTTCGGCGCGAACGAGGGCAACGCAGCGACAAGCCGCGCATAGGAGTACGCGTCCCTCTGCGAAAGAATCACGTAGGTAGAGCCTGCCCGCGCCACCGCCTCGATATTCAAGTCGCGGTCGTTCGGCTCCAGGTAGAGAGCGGTCTCGCTGTTCCCCGTGATTCGGTAGAGGCGCCGCGTGTTCCAGTTGGGAATAACGTAGTGCCCCGTGAGCGCACCGGGAATCCACGCTGCTGTGCTGTCCGTAAGCTCGTTGTAGAGCGACGGATACGCGCCGCCCTTCGTGGCGGTGACGGTGCCCAGCGCCTCGTAATTTCCGCTAACCCACAACAGGACGTCGGAAGGTCGCGGCGCATAGACGTCGGCGAAGTCGGAGCCCCCACCCGGCATAAAGCTCCAGTAGGAGTCGAACGCTTCCGAGCGCAGGCGCGCATCCCACAGCCCCGAGGGCATTAGGGAGAAGTCGCCGACGTGTAGACGGAATCCCGTTTCTGCAGAGCGCGTAGCCCAAGCACCGGGCGTGTGCGCATCCGCGATGGACGCTTGTCCGTTAGCCACGGGTGCCGACGGGGCCAGCGTGATGCGGGTCTTTCCAGCTGCGAACTCTCCAGTCTCGTATTGCCCGGTAATGAAAAAGCGGTTTCCGGCCGAGTCCAAAAAGGACACCGCCCCGGTGCTGTACAGAGCGCCCGCCATCCAGGAGCGCGGCGTCTCGCTCGGCAGCTGCCAGGCGTCATTGGTGATTACCGCGTCGATATCGAACACACCGTCAGAGGGAGACGAGCCCGTAATGAGTAGCTCTTTCCGCATGAAGGCGGAGGGGTCGGAGAAGGAAATCTCCTGGTCACTTTCGCCGCCGGCGGACACAGAGCCTACGCAAGCGAAGCCACCCCAGGCGTCGAGCGCAAACATGTTCTCCGGTTGATAGGTCGGCAACTCGACGATATCCCCCGTAGGTGTTTCCGCAGTGTGGACAGCTGAGACGCCCGGAGCGTTCGAGGTGGGGTTGATCCGGTACCAAGTTGACTTCCCGTCCCACGTCTTCATAACACGAGAAGAACCGCAGTGCGGGTAGTTCTCCTGCTCACAACGAACGTCCCAGCCCGTGGAGAGCTTCGCCAGTGCCACCAGCGAGGGGCAGGTGCCCTTCGTGGCCTGCACGGTCGAGATTCCGGTAACAAGGCGCCGCAGAGAAGACGTTTCCGCATTCATGTCTACCGGGATGCCCTGTTCTTTCGCCGCGGCGCGCAAAAGGCCATCCTGGTTAGAGGGAATGCCAATCTGCCCAGCCGGCATGAGGTCCGGGTCGCGCAGGTCTCCGAGGGCCGAAAGCCAGCCTCGGAAAAGGTTGGTAACCGCCAGAAGATTTCGGGTCTTCGATTCCGCGAGGCCGCGGTCGTCGCCAGCCAGCGTACTTTGGTCTGCCCGGCGCACGGCTTTCGGGAGCAGCTGGTAGACGTAGTTACCTTCTGCAGCTTCGTAGTCCTCGATAGAGAGGCCAGTAACCATGCCGTCGGCCGAAAACAGCCACTGTTCCGGCTGCATCGGAGCGCTGGCCGCCGACGACAGAAACACGGTGTAGTAGTAGGCCCCCGGGGCCACCGTGTCGGTGAAGTTGGTAACGGCCACGCCGGCGTAGATAGCTTCCGCGTCGGGGTCGTACGGGAGGCGGGGGTGTCCTTTCTGGGAGCGGAGAATCCGCACGCGGGTGGTACCGCTCCCGTTTCGCCACGTCAGGTCGACGCGGTTTCCCTCAGGAAAGGTCACGGCGCGCAGCTCGCTGATCTGCGGCTGGTCGACGCGAAACAAGAAAGCTTCCCGCGCCGTTTCTCCACTCGCCGTTCCCGTCGCATGGAGGGCGATCGAAGGGGTGTCGGCGGAGAGGGCAGAAACGCGGTAGGTCCGGGAGTCTGCGGTAAAGGCGGTAAGCACCGCCAAAAAGCCTACGGCGGCTACGAGGGAGCCGCCGAGGACGAGAGGTTGTCCGTTTGCCATAACGTTGATGCTTCCTGTAACCAGCCCCATCCCCTGGAAGGTGAGTAAAAACTCAGCGTCTCGGGAAACAGGAGCAATCGGGTTTTGGGGGGTGACGGTGATCTTCATACGCGGATGCCTCCGCTAGTGCGGATTTCGAGGGAGTCAGACGAGAAGGTAGGGAACTCTTCCTCCTCAAGCAGCACGTCTCCGCGCTGCGGAAACACGTCGACGACCAGCACGTCTCCCGCGGCGAAAGGCTTGGAGCCGACAACCGGTTTGAACGAGACAAGGCCGTCGTCGCTAGTGAACGTGTCCGTGACGTTGTAGCCAGACGTAGAAGGCGAGACGAGGTAGTACGTCGCGCCCGGTTGCGTAACGCTATAGAGCGTGTAGCGGTTCTCTACATTAATCGTTTGGCCTTCCGCCGACAATACAGCCACGGAAGCCGCAGAACCACGGTCCGGCACGAGACGCCAGCCAGCAGAGAAGTTTTCCGTCTCGGCGGTGAAGTCGGCGGCCTCGTCCACGAGGGAGTACGTGGCTACCTGGCTAACGCGCCCTTTGAGGCGCTCCCGAACGGCGTAACGGTTCGCGGCAAGGAAGGTCACAACGTATTGCCGGCGCTTTCGGTTCGGCGCCAAGTTCGTAATCGTGATGTCTCCGTTACCGGTGTTTCCCTGCAGCGGCTTCAGCGCTTTCGGGTTTGCCGTCAGGCCGACGATCTCCACGCGGTTGACGCCAGAGGGGCGAAGCGCTTCGAACAGCGCCTGCAACCGCGTCGTCGACAGAAGGTCGAGGGGCCGCCCCTCGTCGTCTTTCCCCGCTGCCGCGAAGTCGAGCTGAGAGAAGTTCAGAATCCCGCTGTCTCGCGCGGTGTAGAGCTGCTCACGCACCAGCTGCTTGACGGCCGCCGCGCGAAAGTCGTTATCTACGTGAACGAGAAGCGAAAGGCCGCATTCCCGGTACAGAGCCGAGAACACGTTAACGCGCTCGTTCACCATCGAGGCAGTCTTAAAGAAGCGGCTAACGGACACAGCCAGCGCGGGCGTCACCTCCCCGCCGCCAGACGGGGCCACGAACAGGGAGACGGTGCGGCTCCCGCGAGGCTGGCCCGCAGAGGCGCGCACCCGGGAGATGCCGGGAAGGGTCGACGCGAGTGCCTGGTAGTCCTCCAGTGTCACAGCCCGCTGCAGGGTGGCGTTTCGCGTAGCCAGTGCACCTTTCGCCTCTCGGAGCGTAGCGGCTTCTTTCCCGCCAGTGGCGTCCGCCGCGTTGGTAATGGACAGGACGCATTGCGGCATCGAGACCTTCTCGTTAATGAGCCCTTTCGGGATGTTTCCGCGAATCCCGCCGGCGATGCGGAAGCTCGCGCGCAGCTCCGAGCCCGACGGCGGAACGGCCCCGTAGGTACCGTCGCCGAAAGCCAGAAACGTGTTGCCGATTTCGTCCGTGATGCGTCGGTAGTGGCGCGCGGTAGCTGCCGACAGCACGAGGTTGTCGACCTCCGCCCAAACAGACGAGCCGATTACGAGAGTGATCGAGCTGCCGAGCACGCCCTGCTGCGGAACCTGGAAGCGCTGGTTCGGTGCACCCGTTCCCACGCCCACAAGGATGTCTGTGACGCGCTCGCCCTCGACGCATTCAATCTCGACGAAACCCGCAATCGGGTAAGACGGGATGTCGAGCGCCGCCCGGGGAGAGTAGAAAACTTCCGCCTCTCCCCCGGCTCCGTTGCTAACGACGGCATCGAGGCCCACAGTGGCCGGATAAAGACCAGCGTCGGGGTCTAGCGTGAGTGCCATCACGACAGAGGCGGCCTCTGCTTCGCGCGGACGAAAGCCCACGGACCGGCCGATATTCACGAGGGATTGCCGCCGGCGAGCCGAAGTCACGAAGCTCTCCTGCAAAAGAGAGTTGGTTTGGTAGGAGAGGAGGTCACCTAAGTACGCCGCAAGTTCGACGTACATCATGTTGAAATCGTTGGGAACGTACGCCGTCCAGAGGGCGGAATACTTGCCCTGCGCGTAGGCCACGAGATCAGAGGTCATCGATTCAAAGTCGGCCGAGGTGTAGTCGACGACGGGGCTTACTCGGTTAGCGGAGAGGTCCATGTTTGCTCATTTCTTGACGGAGGGGTCGAGGTAGAACGGATAGATGAGAGAACCTTGCCGATTAGTAAGCCGGAAAGTCCAGCTCAGCTCGACGTAGAGAACGCCAGGCTCTCCCTCTCGAACGCCCGCGGTAGCACGAACGGCGGTCACTCGGGGCTCTTGCGCCGAAACGGCATCTGCAAGCTGCGCCGGCACGATGGCTTGCGCTGAGTCGATGTCTGAAAAGAGGAGCTTCGACAACAAAACGCCCTCGTCCTCGCGCATCACCCGCTCGCCTAGGAGCGTTCCGACGAGGATGAGAATCGCCTGCGTCACGGCGGCCTCGCCTTCGGCCGGCTTGAGGCGGCCCGTCCTCGGGTCTACCTGGAGAGGGAACGCCACGGTGCGTCCCAGCGTATCCGTGTTTAGCAGCTGATAAAGGTTCGGAATCATAGCTCTCCTGTAATCGGCGTGAGGTAGTTCGCGACGATAGCGTCGATGGCGTCGCACTTAGCGATGACGGCGTCAGGGTCGGCAAGCTCCGACGGAGACAGTCCCAGCGGGTAAACGCCGGCATCTTTTAGAGCCGCCTTAATCGGCGGGGCCGCCGCGAGCGCCAGGTCGAAAGCGGTTGTTACGAGGGCCAGAAGGTCGTTAATCGAGGCCATCTGGAATTGCTGATTCGCGACGAGAATCTCTTGCTGGCGTTTTGCGCATTCAGCCACGACCTGTAGGTTAGGGTCCGCGCTCTCCTCCATTTTCATGATGTCGAGGCTGGTCTGCACCTGCAGTTTCGAGCTTTCCGCCGCGCAGCGCATAATCGTCGAAACGGTGTTCAGCGTGTCTCTAACGAACTTGATCCACGGCAGCGGATTCGCTGGAAGCGGCACAAGGTTGAGGAGTCCGGGCAGCTCGTCTTTCGTGAAGGCGGTCACCTTTTTGACGAAGTCGACGAGGGCGAGCGGGTTAGTCACGATGCCCGGAAGGCCCAGGAAAAGCGTGATAAACGAGACGATGGGCTTGAGGGCGTTAAGCAACGGCACCAGCGGGCCAAGGCTCGCCGACAGCGCGATGGTCAGCGCTTGCGGGTTCGGGCAGCAGGCATTCGGCAGGCTCGCCGGCGGCAGCCCCATCGGCAGCCGGATACCCAAGGTTTTGCACGGCGGCGGTTCTGCGCAAACGTCGACGGGAAACTTGATCTGCGCCATTAGATGTCTTCTCCATTCTTCGTGACGTTTCGGCCGAGGATAGACGCTTGGTGGCCTGCAGCGTGCACCCCGTCTTGCCCAACAGTGAGCCCGCCGCCGCCCGGATAGGCGACAGAGAAGCGAGCCCCTTCTTTTAGGGCGACGACGAAGTCACCCTCCGGCTCGAAGAATTGGGCCCCCTTCGAGCGGATATGCACGCTGCCGTCGGCGTCGATGAGCAGGCAGGTCCCGGTAGGGTGCTGGTACCTGGCGCGCGGCTTCCCCGCCGATGCGTCAATCTCCAGGATATGCCCGCCTGGGTAGGTGAAGACGTGGTTATCGGGGTACTTGGGCCGCGTCTCCCGCGCTGTGTCTGCCGGAATAGTGACGCTAATGGCAGGCCCGCGCCCAGCCGAAGCCACCTTGCGCTCTTGCGTCCAGGTCGGCTCCAGCTCCCCGCGGGCTGCGGGCGGTGCTTCCGACGTTTGCGCGTCCGTGCCGGGTGTCCAGCCTGGCGAGTAGATAGGATTCGTGATGTAGCCGCGCTCGAACATGACAAACACCGCGCTATTAACGGGAGGAACGTCCGTCGCCGAGCCGCTCATGGGCAGTGCCCAATCGAGCCACGATTCGCCACCGCGGTCTTCCGGGAAGATAGCTGGCACGTAGATGCGGACGCGCCCACGCTTCTCGGGGTCTTTTACGTCGCGGACGAAGCCGAGTTCGATACCGAAGTATCGGTTGCGCATCTGCTCAACGTGCGGGTCTTGGTACGCCTCAGGGTCGGAGTTGTGTGCAGTAGCCATCACTTCGTCTTCTGCGGCAGCGGCCGCGGTGCGGGGGGTTTCGCCTTGGGCGGGATTACGGTCAGCTTACCGGTAGCAGCCTCAATCTGCATTCGGAACGCGTTGTCTCCCGTCTTCGGCCCGCCGTCCTCCTTATTATTCTTGTTCCCGTTATCGGCAGGCTTTCCCGCACCCGTACTGTTTCGCTTCCAGGAAACGGTCGTAGCGGCGCCGCTCCCGCTGATCGTGTCGTTAATCTCTTTCGTGTACCACTTCCCGTCGACCTGCTTCTCGATGCCCTTCCACGTGTAAAGCTCGCCGAGTTGGATAGACGGGGTTAGGGGGTGCGCGGACGACGCCTCGTTGGCACGGTCAAGCATCTGGGACCTGGCCGCTTCGAGCGTCTTCCTGGCGTTTGCGTTCGACGGCACGGGCCTGTTGACGGAGCGCGCGGCAGCGGGGTTGTTGATGACCTTTGCCTCGAAGCTGTTGCCGTTAACGACGCCGCGCGGGCCGAGGTTGGGGCGCGCAGACAGCTGCACAACCTTCTTCGGAACGCCTGTCTCGACGTTCTTTTTCTTGTCGTCTTTCTTCTGGTCGTTCGCCCCGCTAGCCGAGCTTTTATAGGGCCCCAGGCTTTTAACCTTCGGCTTAAACGAGTTTACGTAGAGCCGTTCGGACGGGTCGTCGTGGTAGATGAACGTCCCGACAGGCGGCGAGTCGTATTGCTTCTTTCGGTAGACGAGGCGTGGCGGTGTGCCCTCTACGAGCACCTCGAAGTCGATGAGCATTGCTAGGTCGCGCAGGTAGCGGATGTCGTTCACGTCCCCAGGCTGTACCCACGCCTTCTTCGGGACGTCGCCAGATTCCTCGATAGTGGCCTGGAATCCGTGAAGCTTCGCGAGCTGCCGGGCAATCTCCGACGTCGACACCTTGCCCCAGTTTTTGCCCGCCGACGTTTGCGACATATTGAGGGCCATGTCGTAGAGAGTGATTACGACGGTCCGGCGGTCGGCGTAGGACGGCTCCACCTCTCGAACGATGCCCGTAATGATGGGGCTCATGTCGTTAAGGTAGCCGTAGCGAAACGTCCACGTGGTGTTCGGAAACGTGCGCGGGTCGTCGAGTAGCCGACGCGTATCGTTGCGGAACGTGAACTTCGACTCGGCGCTCTTCGCCAGCTCTCGCTTATGCGTGAACGTGGTGAGCTGACCGAGGAGGTCGGAAGCGTCCTTTCCGTTAATGTTAAGCAAAACAGCCGGCGCAAAGTTGCGCCGGCTCCATCCCCCAGATCCATCTTTTCTGTCGACCATGGTCAATCCTCCGGCAGGGTGTTGGCAGGGTTGCCAAAGTTGAGACATTCGAAGAAAGCCCTACTCGGCGCCGGACATACAAGCCGCCGAGGTTCGAGCTTCCGAATAGAGACGCGAGACAGCGCGACGGGGATTCCGGGGGCAGGAACACGCGTCGGGATAACCTCGACGGCCGAGTGTGCCGAGTTCACGCCCTGCACAACGGCCTCCATTCGCGTTGGCGTCGCCGGGTCGAGGTTTTCGACGACAATCCTATCTCCGACGGCAAAACGCGCAGGATGCGTCACCGGGATAGAGGAAACGGTCATCCCGCCGACAAGCTCCGCACGGAGCTGCGCTTTGGCTTGGTAGACGATCTTCGTCTGTGGGTCGCGGAATGGGTCCACGATGCTGCTGTAGTCAGCGATAATCCACCAGCGCTTGCCGCTCCCAAGGCGTTGCCAGGCAGCCTGGCTCCAGCGAAAGTCGGTGTCTCCGTAGAACTCTTGGTTATCCGAGTGCTGGGTAGCTGCCAGCGAGGGGCGTAGCGTCAGGTGTTCCGGTTCCACGAGACGGGCGTTTCCGTCGACGATGCGGATAACCTGGCAGTAGTTAGAGCGACTTTCGGCGGTAATCACAGGCGACCTCCCGAGCGGAAAACGGTGTCACGGAAGATGGTGTTTGTGACGATTCGAGCGAGGCTAACGGTGACGGTTGCTTTCGTAGGCGCGAGCTTCATCGAGAACTCGGTCACGTTCACGGAGACGTCCGCCGCCGTGCAAAGCTGGCCGCGAACGGCGGTTCCCATCGAGAAGACGAGCCGAGGAGGGCCGTCGGCACCCGGCAGTCGCGGGTCTTCCGGAAGCGGCAGCGACATTAGAAAGTCAATCTCCGCTTGAAGCGAGAATTGGCCACCGTCGCCTTCCTGCTGCGCGAGCCCCGCATCCGGGCGAAGGTCGTTAAGCATCTGCCGACCGCGGTTGCGCAGCGCCAGCTCGGCGTCAAGCATGAGCGAGAGGCTGATGTCCTTTTCTTTAGAGCTCATCCAGCGGACAAGCTCGTGCGAGGCACCTGGAAGTGCGTCACGAGCGAGGCTCTGCGAGGCGCCGAGCGTCAGAGACGCCGGGTTAAAGAGGCAGCTGTAGACTTCCCCGGTGCGCACCAGGGCGATTGTTGCGCGGTCTGCTCGGTCTCCGAAAGGCATCGTTATCTCCCTGCAACGCCCATGTTTGCGCTCTGCCCTGCGATTGCGATTTCCTTCCCGTCAACCTGGACGGAGGTCTTATCGATCTTCTTGAGAAGCTCGCCGAGCAGCCGGTTATTGTCCGCCTGCAGACGAAGCTTTTCGCTGTCGATGGCGTCCCTGTTCTTTTGCACCCCGCCGTAGCTCCGCGCGCTGGCAATCTCAGAATCCGAAGCGTTGAGGCTCGCAAGCCGCGTGTCGCCCCCCTGCCCGTCCGTTGTGTAGTTGAGCGCCTCGTCGATTCCCATCGTACCTGGGCCGCTAACGGCTCGCTTTTTAATTCTTTGCCCGCGGCGGATGCGGGCAGCGTCTTCGTCGTTAAGGTACTTCGAGGGGTCCTTCATGAACTCTTTCCGGCTAACGCCCATATTCGGGTCGTAGAGCTGGCCCATGTCGAAGTTGCCGTCTTTATCCTTGTAAGCGTCACCCTCCGAAGAGGCGTCTTTCTCGTCGAGTTCGCCCTTGTCGTGGAAAAGGGGCGCGGATGCCTTCTTTTTCTTTCCGGAGAGAAGCCCGCCCGTAATCAGGCTGCCCGCCATGTCCGCTACGTCTATGCCCGACTTTCCGCCTCCCTTAGAACCACCGAAGCGATCAAGAATATGGAACTTTTCTAGAACGGGCTTCATCTTTTCGCTCAACCACGAAAACGCCTCGCCGAGCAGGTGCACAATGTTTTTAACGCCGTTAATCCGCTCTTTCACGTGGAAGAACGCCATGCCGACGCGCACAATGGCGGTCGTAGTGCGCGTTACGGCGATGATGTATTTCGTAACCTCGATTAGAGCCTCGGCCATAGAGTGCGCCGTGTCAGTCCAGTCCTCGGTAGAAGACTCGTTCGCCTTTACAGCGGTGTCGTTCAAACCCAGGGCGTCGAACAGCTCGTCGAACAGGTCTCCCAGCTCCTCGATCATCGGGATGAACGTCGGCGCGATGGCCTTGTATGCTTCGTCGAGCGTCGTAGAGAACTCCTCCCACGCCGCGTTCAGCTTGTAGAAGACAGCTAGAGCGTCTTGAACGAAACCGAGGAGCCCCTGCTCCTGCAGCTTGTCCATCGTTTCGAGGCTCATCGTGGCCGCGGTACCGTCGAAGCTAGAAAACAGCTCCGAGAGGGCGCCGAACACGGTTTTGAGCTTCTCGAAGATAGTGATGCTTCCGCCCCATTTGCGCTCGATAACGTCCGCACCGGCCTTGAACAACAGAACGGTGCCGGCAACGATGGGCGCGAGGACGATCATCACGGGGATTAGCGCCGCCAGGGCGATGCCGGCGGGAATGAGTACCTCGGAGCCGATAACGGCCAGCTCTGCGCCAAAAGCGCCGAAAGCGGCCGTTGCCGAGATGACGGTTCCGACGACGGTGAGCATTGCCACGGAAACTAGCGTCAGCCCCATCGCGAGCTTGGGCAGCCACGGTGCCGCAGAGAGAATCTTCGTTACCCACTCTACGCCGCGCGCTGCCAGGCGAATGCCAGCAGCCGCGAGGTCGCCCACCATCTTCACGGCCGAGGAGAGGCCGGCCATGATCTCCTTGTTGGAGACGAGGTCGCCGAGCGCGCCAACGAGTTCCTTCACTCCGCGGGTAGCCGCCTGCAGGCCCTCTTTGCCTGCGCCAGCGCGAAGCTGCTGCAACAGGTCGGGAATCTGCGCGGTAACCTTGTTCCAGTTGTCCGCCTTCAGGGCGCCGGCGCCGCCGAACGTGGCCCCGAGTTCTTTAACGAGGTAGTTGTACTTGGCCTGCTGGTCAGTGAGGCCATCCATGTCCTTCTTCCACTTGCCCGTCACGGTCCTGGGCATGTCGAGGGCGTCTGTAATGGATTTCATGTCGCCAGAAACCGCCTCGCGGATGGCAAACATGAAGCCGCCGACGTCGCGGCCAGAGGCATCTGCGGTGTCTTGGAGGATTTCCAGCGCCCGGACGGTTTCGCCCGTCTTAGAGACGAACTTCTGCGATTCTTCGGTGATACCGCCGAAGGGGTTAATCTTCATGCGGCCGAGAGAAGAGGCGAGGCCGATAGTGTCCTGGAAGGTAAACGTGAGCTTCGCCGAGTCTTTAAGGACCTGACCGTAGACGCTCTCCCAGGCGTCTCCGTAGGCGAACTTCAAGTCGGCCTGAGAGTCCTCGAACATCGCCGCGTCTTCGACAATCTTCTCGCCCATGTCATGCATGGCGCCGGTAATGCGGCCCGTCAGGTTGCCGACCCGCTCCGACAGTCCTTGAAGGCTTTCCGCCATAGAATGCATGTCGGTTTTGGACAGGTTTTCGAGCTTGTCCTGCAGAGAGCCGAGAGAATAGCCAGCCGCGTATGCCACCTTGCCGGCGGTCTCCCCGAACGACGCGAGCGCCGATTCGATTAGGCCGAGTTTCCGGTCGGCCCCGCCTGCTACTTCGAATTCCATCTTGTACTTAGACATACGCGGCTAGCCTCTATTTCTGCTGGTTACGGGCTTCTGCCTCCTGGACGTACCAAAGGCGTTCTTCGACGCTCAGGGCTCGGATTTCTCCTGGGCTCCATCCGTAGGCTTGAGCCAAGAGGATAGTGTGCGCCCAGATTCGCGGGACGGGGTGGCCGTGCCGGTCAAGAAGGTACCCTTCTCCCGGCCCGGATAGAAAAAACTGCGGCCCATGCTGAGAGGGGCAGTCCACTCCTGCTGGCAGCGCGGGCACACGTAGTCGACGTGAACGTTGACGCCGTAGATGGGCTCGTCGGCGGCATCTCGGTACTCGGCGCGTTCTGCCCAGGAGAGGCCGTGTTGCTCGTCTTCCAGGAATTCCGTGAGGCTGGTCGGCTTCTTTCCGTTAATCGACGTGATGTAGAACATCATCAACCGGCTTGCGATCTCGTCGGCGTGGTTCCGGCGAAGTTCGGCCTCGATGGCCATATCCTTCACGTACGACGGCCGGAAGTTAACGACCTTGCCGGTAGAGAGTTTCGTCGAAAACTCGCGTACGCCCTTCCGGATTTCCGGGTCGCCGTCGCTGATTTCACACTTCGACAAATCGACGGGGAACATGGGCGCGTTGCGATGCGCCTCGCAGCGCTTGTTCGGGCACGGGCGACGCGTACGAACAAGGTCGCCGAGGGTGTGCCGGCGCAGCGCGATTACCGCGAAGAAGTAGTCGGCCTGCAACATCCGCCCGAACAGCGTGTTAGCGCGCTTTTGCGACTCGGTATCGGGGGTGACCTCCATGCCGTCATAGCCGATGATAGCGCGCTGCAGGAAGGTGTGTTCGAGCCCCTCCCCCATATTGCGGTCATTGGCGAGATAGTCTTCGTCGCTGCCGTTAAGCTGGCGAATGGTGATCGTTTTCACGACCTGATTGCCGGTGTCCAGGATGCCGTTGGGGAGCGGAAGGGTGACGGTTTTCATGAGTGTTTCTCTCTTTTTAGATGCTGTTCGAGGAAAAGGCCCGGAGCCGTAAAGCTCCGAGCCCTCTTACACCTAGCACAAGTCCAACTCGCGTTTCAGACGGGCTTAAAGCCCTCGATGACGAGGATCATCTGCTGCATCGAGTTGTTATTCGAGTTGAAGTCCAGCTCGCTAAAGGGCCGGTGGCCCTTCGGCCAGCACTGGTAGACTTCCCAGCGCTTCGCCTCGGAGCCGTCGTTATTGAGCTGCACGATCGTGACGTCTCGGCGGAACGTCGCGGAGCCCGACGGGCCCTTCTTGGAGATGTTGAACACCTGGTTGCTCCAGGCGAGGATGTCCTCGTCTCCCGCGCCGGCGGCGAGAATCTGCCCGCGTTCGAGGGTGATGTCCGGGTAGGTCGTCTTTCCAGGCGCCTTCTGCACGGTGGTGTTGGTGCCGCCCTCGCCGTATTCGATAACCGTAGTATCCGAGGAGAGAGGCGAGCACTTGGCGAAGCCGAAGCGCGCGAAACCGTCAATCTCCACGAGGAAGTTGAAGGTCTTCAGCGGGTCTTCCGCCATCGTGCGGTTGTTGTGCGTGGTGAGAATGTTCCGAAGGTTCATCGTTGGCTCCTATCAGGCCGCCTTCGCGACGGCGGGCGCCACGGAGACGTTGATGTTTTCAGTGGTGTTCGGGACGCTGACGTTAGAGTCGACCTGCATGATGTTGGCCGAGACAACTTCGTTGCCGTTGTTGTTTTCGTCAACCTGCGTCTGGAAAGCTTCCTCTTCCGACGCGCCAGTGAGGTCCCCGCGCTTCCACATCGCACGGTAAAACGAATCCACGGAGCGCTTCACGCGAGCGCGGCCCGAGGCGTCGTTAACGAGGAAGAGCGCGAAGCGGAGACCGATGCGGAGGCTCTCCCGGATGTAGATGTACGTCTGACGCACGTGCATCTGGCCCCAGGTACCCGGCTCACCCGTCCGGCTCCCGCAGATGACGAAGCCGCCGTCTTCGAGCTTGTCGACGGGGTTAATGTAGGCGTCGTAGAGGTCGTCGCGGTCGTCGTCCTCGATGTCCGGAAGGTACTCGCTGAGCCCGTCGACGGTGGAGAAGCGCCCGTAGATGTCCCCCGCAGGCGCCTGCTTGAGGCCAGCGTCGGCGAGGGTCTTCACGAAGCGCCCCATCGCCCACCCGTCAATCGGGAAGGTGTTCTGCAGCCCTGTGGTGACGTCCGTTGCGATCACGTGCTGATGGAACCACCGCGTGAACGACGACGCCCCGACGATTTCCGCCTTGAACGTACGGGTCTGCGCCGGCGTGTAACCAGGCGGCGAGCTGAGAACGGCCTCGACGGTGGTCCGATCCTCGCAGTAGTTGCGAAGGGCCTTTTTGATAGAGCCCGCCGTGGTGAATCCGTACACGCCCGGAATGGCCGCGAGCCGCACGTCACGAACCGTGTTCATCGAGTAGATGCCGGTCTTTGCTTCCTTCGTCCCGACGTAATCGGCGTCGACGAACACCGTCGCTTCGGTGCCGCCAGTGAGGCTGTCGCCGACGGAGGTATTCGCGACAACGGGGCGAAGGTCTCCGCCGTTAAAGGCGGCACCGATGTCCGAGAACGCCACAAGCACGTCATCCGCGCCAGTGTTCGTCTGATTAATGACGTAGTTCTTCCCGGCGAGAGCGGACATGCGGAGACCCGACATCGAGGGCCGCGCCGGCACGCCATCGTCGAAGATGGTGAGCGAAAACGTCTCGACGTAGATTTTCGTCGTCGCGGCAGCAAGAGCTGGCGTGGTGACAGGAGCCGTAAAAACGACCTTCGTCCCGCCGCGAATCTCGCTAACGACGCCACGGGCGAGCGAGGCGCCATCCTGCAGACGGAGCGTATCGCCCACCGCGATGCGGGAGATGATGCTCGCGCTGAGCCCGTCGAGAGAGGTAATGGTTCCCGCCGAGATAGGCGCCGGAATCGACGAAGCGATAACCGTGTCCTGCGCGGTAGCGAGCACGGAGTAGCGGTTGCTATCGACGCCAGGCCCGGAAGCCGTCGCCGTGAGCACCGGCACAACGGACGCGCCGTTGGCGGTGTGAACGGCCGTGTCAAAGCCGCTAATCTTCGCGACGCCGAGGCCGCTGGTGAGTTGCACCGAGCCCGTTCCCGTCGTAGACGAGGCCCAGGTAACGGCGTGGTTGGCGGTGTCCGGCGTGGTAACGCTGCCCGCGAAGGTTGCGTTAAAAAGCCCGGCAAGCTCCGTCTCGGTCACCGCGAGGGAATCGACGACGTTCGAGGCGCCGCCGCTGGTGAAAGCCCCCGCGGCAAGGCCGAGGGAAGTGAGCACGGTCGCCGAAGTCGCGGCAGCGACGCTACCCGAGGCGCCCGAGCCAGCCTTGTCGGTGCGAATCTTGAGTTGACCGGCCGCATCGACAGCCGCGCCGCCCACGATGACAGCGTTGATTGCTGCAAGGTACTTCGCCTGCGTGTTCTCCGTTCCGTCGAACGTGATGACCTGCGCGACGCCTCCGATAACGAGATCGAGGTGAGACGCAGCAGCCACGGCAGCGTAGGTTGCGCCTGCGCCAGTAACGCTCGCCTGCTTCGCGTTAATGGTGACGGTGAGGTTAGCCCCCCCGTTTACCTTTCCGACGAAGGTATCCCCGTCTTTCAGCGCAGCAGGGAAGGCGTTCGGGGCGCTCGCGAGTTGCCCGATGGCCGAGGCCGACTGCGCGTTGAGGACGAGCGAAGCAGCCGTGTTGGAGCCGCCCGACGAGCCGACAATCCGGCAGAAGTAGAGAACGCGGCCACCCTCGGCGAAGAACGCCTGGACGCTGTTGCCGACGACGGGGTTGGCGGGGTCGGCAGCGCCGAAGATGCGCTTCCACTGCCCGAAGTTTTTGACCTGGATTGCGCGGTTGGCGGGTCCGCGAAGCGTTCGGCCAGCCATCCACGAGATCCCAAGGGGGGTTCCCGCGATGCGCTGAGTGACGTTCGCCTTCTCGGTTACCTTGACGCGCGGGCTTCGATTTCCTGTAGCCATACGATTCCTCCTTAAAGGATTAGAAGAGACTGTGCGGGAAGCTCATAGCTCCATTCCGCGGTTTCGTCGCTGTAAGCTTCGACGTTGTAGGTGATTGCTAGGGCAAACTCGCGATCAACATACCCGGTAAGGGCCGCCTCTCGCGAGTCGAGGTCTTGTGTGTCGGTGTGAAGCATATCCCACGTACGAATTGTGCCGTCCGCCATCCGCACGCGAATGAAGCTCCGCGGGGGAAACGCGCGATACACGTAGTTTTGCAGGAAAGAGCGAAACCCGACGTCCTTCGCATAGGCGCGGATTTCGACGGAAACGTCGTAGGGGCGTTCCATCGTCCGGCGGCGTAGAAGCGCCGGAACAAGCAACGTGTCCCCGTCGTCGAAAACAATCTCCCGGCGAGGGCCCACCTCCTCGACGTAGTGCTCCGAGGTCACGGTGCTGGAAACCGGGACAGCTTCCGTGTAGCGCGGTTTCGCCGGCCCGAGGTTGAAGGTAATCGACGGGTAGGCGCGGTCCGTTAGGTTGCCGTCGATTCCGAACGGATGAATGGACACCTGGACGCGGGCGGCAGCTTGGCCCGGCTGTCGGATGTTGGCCTCGAAAGTGCTCTTCTTAATGGGAGCAACGCGACCCTGCTGACCACTTTCGAAGTCGTTAATCCGCGGCAACGGCGGGACGTAGTCAGGCCCGCGCCCTTCAAGTCGAGCCCGCACCGATTCAGAGAGAGCCAGCGATAGCATCTTCAATCTCCTTGCCTACGGCCCCAGCTTCGCGCTCCAAAAACAGGGCCGTAGGCCGCTGGTGGGGCCGGGCCGGGATGTCACCAGCTCCGTATTCGAGAAGGTCGCCGAGGGCTTCGTTAGTGAGGCCGTCGCCGTGGGACCCGGTAGGGCCGATGCCGAGTGTCCGCCCGTCCACGGTAGACCGCCAGCTCTTGAGGTAGCGGCCAGTTCTAACGAGAGTCGGCTTTCCGTCTGGCCGGCGCTTAGGCACCAGCGAGAAGCTTCCGTCGGCAATCGAGCGTTTCAGGAATTCGATAGCCCGCTTCCCGAGCCGCTCTAGTGCCCGCTTTTCCGCCTTGGCGTAAGAAAGGCGAGCCCGCCGGATGCCGGCGAGCCCTTCTGCGAAACCGGTAAAATGCATTTTAATCAAGTGAACCTCCACGCATCGGCGAACACGTCCGCGAGCCCGGAAGGCGACAATAGCGCAATGTCGGCCGTTCGCCCGCGAAGGTCTGGATTAGCGAAAACCGGGGTTGTGAGCGTGAGCAGGCTGCTGGTCAGAGAGACGACGGGCATCTCTTTCCCGTAGAGCGTCGCTCGGGTGCCGGGCACGAAGTACCCGGAAATCGCCACAGTGTCTCCGCCCTCGATTCCGCCCACACGCAGCGACAACGAGGAAAAGTCGATGTCGCGATTATTGCCGAGCCGAAGAAACCTCGAACGAAACGGCAGCGTGTGGATTCTGACAACGTTCGAGGGCACAACCTCGCGGTTAGAGTCCATGAGGTACAGGCGGTAGAAGTAGTCGGTGTCCGGCTCGACGGGCTTTCCGCTCCCGTCGTAGAGAATGCCATCGGTGAACGCGCAGTAGGCAACGCGGCGGTCGTACATCGCGCCGAAAACCTGAAGGCTGGTCCCCGGCTGGTTCGGCATCGCGCCAGGCAGGTAGCCCGCGGCGAGCATCCCAGTCGAGTTGCGCTCTACCCGGGGCTGCGTGTCTCGCCAAAGCTCGTAACGCGCGAAGCCCTCGTCTCGGAATTCCGAGCTGCGAAGGCGCACCAGCGTGTCCTCGACGTCCCCCTGATTCGGCTCCAGCAAGGTCGGCGGGGTCGGCGGAGTGTTTCGACGCATCGGCGCCACGAGCCCGAACCGCAGGCTTCGCCGCGTGAGAGAGCCAACGATGATGTCGCCTGTCCCGATATTCTGCTCGTCCGCTTTCGCTACCGGGACGAAACGCGCGTTGCTTTTCCGCTCCGCCTCGTAGCGGGCATCCTGGTCCTGGGCGAGCTTCAGCAGGGTGTCGGCGTCGTCCCCCATACCCTTTCGCCGGCCGGCATCGGCCGCCAGGGCACGGAAACAGGCCGCCTGGGCCTTCATGAGCACGTAGGGGTGTTCGTGAGGGGGAACCGTCGAAACGCTCGCGTAGTTCGGATTGTGTAGCGCAATGGCCTGTTCGAGGATGACTTCGAGTTCGCCGTCGCTCCAGACACGGTGCTTGAGGGTAATGGCATCCTTCGCGTCGCTAGATCCGTCTAGCTGCAGGTCCACCGCAGGGTGCTCATTGCGGATGTTCGGGTCGGGAATGAGGGCCCAGCCACGCAGTTTAGCGATGGCGTTGATGACGCGCCCCACAGTCGAGTACCGAGGCTCCTGCAGATTAAAGCGGAACGCTTCCACGGTTCCCTGCCCGCGGACGACGGATGCCGACAGGCTGCCGTTGCTAATCTCCAGAAAAGCCGATTGGCACTCTCCCGTCGCTGTAAGCGAGAATGCTGCGACGTTCGCCCGGTCGTCTGCCAAGGCAGCTCGCAACCGAGCCAATAGAGTCTTTTTCGCGCTTCCAGCCATGGTCTTGTCTCCTAACTCTTACAGACAGAAGGGCCCCCGTTTGCGTCGGGGGCCCTTTCTATTCAGCCTACGATGCTGATCCAGCCGTTCTGCGCCAGCGTTTCCGCGTGACTCGGGTCCATCAGAATCTCCGCGCCCTTTCGAGCCTTGTAGATTCGGTAGCCCATCGAGGCGTCGAGGTCCTTCAGGAGGAAAACGGTCACCTCCTGAGTGGCCTCCTTCTGTGCCGGGGGAGCAGCGGGGACTTCCTTTTCGGCGGCCTCCGCTTCGGCGATTGCGGCTTCGGTGGCGATCTCTTCGGGGGTCTTCGCCGCTGCGGGAGCGGCAGTTTTGGTAGCAGCCATGTTCCAGTCCTCCAGTGTCAGGCCGCGCCGGCAGCGGTGAGGTAGGGGGCCGCGTTATTGACCGGAGCCGCCGCAGAGAGCGCGACGAAGAGGATGGCGACGACGTCACCAATGGCGTAGCCGCCGGCGCCGACGGTGACGCGGGCATAGCCCTTCGCGGTGACTTCGACGCTCGTGATGGCAATCGGCTTGATCGTGCGGACGCCGGCCGAGGCCGGGCCGACAACCTGCGCGACAAAGGGCACGAGGTTGGGATTGGCGTCGAGCTTGACGCCGGTGTCGAGCTTGATGTCGAGGGTATCGGTGGCCGCGAGGGCTGCCGTCACCACGTGCTCGACGAGAATCATGTTGCCTTCGGTGACGCCGGGATGCGTGTGCCGACCAGTAGTGTTGAACGCTGCCATGTTCGTAGCTCCTCAGAAGAGTGTTGCGATTAGAGAGAACCGAGCACGCGGTGGGACGCGTTATTCAGGCAGTTTCAAGGGCGAGGATGTGCTTCGTCTCAAGAAGGCCCGAGCCCCAGATCGAGTACCAGGCGAGGGCGTGCTCACGGCCGAAGTCCTGCACGCCGTTGTCGCGCATCTCGACGGGAAGGCCGACGGCGTGGCCGTAGCTGTACTCGCCGAAGAACAGCGCGACGTAGATCGGAATCGAGTTCGTGCCGCCAAAGGTGGCCGTCGCGAGGTTGATGTCGAACGCCGGGTCGACGTAGTCACCCGTATCCGAATCGAGAGCGCCGTTAGCGCCGTTCTTCGCCATCGACGTCGAGATGAAGCGAACGTCGTTCCAGCGACCGACTTCGCCGGTAAAGATCGGGGTCGAGCCAACGTAGTATTGCGCGTTGGTCCAGCCGGCCGACTTTCGCATCTGCGTGAGCTGGTGGGGGTGGCAGACGCAGAGATAGAAGTCGCCATCCCACTTCGGGGCGTTCGACGTTTCGAGCGCTTCGGTGGCAGCGTAGATTTCCGTCGTGGTGAGGCCGTCACCCGCGACGAGGGCCGCGCGGTTAGCACGCCCGTTGGCGTACTGGCGTTGCGTGGTCGCCGAAGCGACGTCGCGGAGCTGTTGATCGAGGACGACGGCCATATCGCGGCCGAGAAGCATCGAGGCGGCCGCAAGCTGGTCGAAGAACGACTGCTGAATGAGGCGCTCCGAGACGGCGACGGCGTTGCCGTACTCGTCCACGGTGAGCGACGAGGTGCTCATGCTCATCGCCTTCGTCTCGATGCGCTTGCCCTCCTGGAGCTTCCCACCGCGCTTCAAGCCGCCCATCTTCGGCATGATGATGTTCGAGCCCGGCTGCGTTCCCAGCTCGGTCTTGCGCACGGCAAACTGCTCGAAACGCAGGTTCGGGAGCGCCGAAAAGTAAATCTCGGCACTGTAGACGTCGCGAATGGCAGAAAGCAGCGGGGCAAAGCCGGCTGCCGACGCCGCCGCAGTCGTCATGACCGACGAGTGCGTGGTGAGGATGCGATTGAACGTGCTGATCTGCTTCTTCATTAGAGAGTCTCCTATTACTGATTGTTCTGAGAGTATCGGCCGCCGCGCGCAGCGGACGCGGCGCGGAACGCGTTAGCCGCGTCCGCCACCGAGATGAATGCGCCGGGAATGGTCGGATGCGGAATGGTGCCCGGTGCTTGCACGTTGAGAGGAACCGCCGGCGGAGCGCCGACAGGCGCCGTCTGCTGCGTTGCCCCGAGCATCTGCGTGGGAAGCTGCGTGGCGACGCCAGGGTTGGGCATCGGTGCAACAACCTGCTGCGGATTGCCCTGCTGGCGATTAACGCCGAGTTGCCGTTGCGGGCCGGGCGGCGTGTTTCGCACCTGCGGCGCCTTCGATGCCCCAAGCGAGGCGAAGATGGCTTCGCGGTGCGCGTTGTAGTCGCCGCGACGAATGGCCTCGGGATCGAGCGCCAGGCGAAGCACGTCGGTCAAGCCTGCCATGCCCGGCGCACCGTCCGTCACGGGGACGGCGGGAGCAGTAATCACGGAAGGGAGTGAGACGTTCGGAAGGGCCGCCGGCTGCATCGTCTCCACAGACGGAGCAACCGGGGCAGGTTCCGCAGCGACAGGGGCAGCAGCAACAACAGGCACAACAGGGGCAGCGGCCACGGGCGCGGGAGGCGCCGGCTGGTAGCGCTTCCACACTTCGTGAGCGTTGTTCACCGAGGCGTTAATCTCCTCGGGGCTGTTCCCGCCGATAAGCTCCTCGACGATGCCGAGCCCGCTAGAGCGAGCCTGGTTAATGACGTTGGAGCGGTGCATAGAAAGCACCTGCTGGCGGAGGGCTTCCACCTCGGCGTTGCTAGCCGCCGGTGCGGGAGCTGCGGCAGCTGGTGCCGGGGCCGGTGCCGCCGGCGGAGCAACAACTTCCCGCGCACCCTGCGCCGCGCCAAGGGCGAAGTTCAGGATGGCGGGAAGTGCTGCCGTCGGGACGTGGTCCGCGATATTGAGCCCCTGGGCGAGGGTTGAAACCGGTGCAGCGGGCGCGGGCTGTGCAGCCTGTGCCTGGGCGGCGGGGGTTTCCCCTTCATGCGTCCGCAGGATGTTGTGAAAGACTCGTTGCTTTTTCATTGTGGGTTTCCTTCGCTTTCGGGGCTCTAATCAGATCTTACCGGTGTTCCGAACGCCGTTGCCGACGGTCGGAAGCGTGCCGGTATTCGCCTGCGGGTGCTCGACGCTGTTGTTGCGGCGAATCGAGAGATTCTCGCGTTCAACGAGCACGCCCGCGTAGGTCGAACCGAGCCCAAAGCGGGTGTCGCCCTGCTGGGAAGAGCCGCCAGCCGCGCCCGACCCGTTGCCAGTCTTCGTAACTTCTTTGACCATTCCGCCGCGATTTCCTGCCATGACTAATCTCCTTTTTGAGAGGTGTAACCGGCCGATAGCCTGTTTGGCCTCGGCCCACAACGTTTAGGCGCTCGCCCCGTCGTCACCGGGAGCATACGTGTTCCCGCGGCCGGGTCCAGGCCCGGGAGGCGGAGGTGCGCCGTTGCTGCTTCCGGGGCCGCTAGCGCCGCCAGTCATTCCGGGCGTCTGTCCAACACCTACGGGAGCTTCCGCCGGCTTTCCGGCGAGCAAGTTCAGGAATGGAATATCGTCGAGAATGCGCTCATCCTCACGCTTCGCGTTAATGTTCTCTTGGAGCTTTTCGCGAATCCAATCGCGAGAAGACCAGCCCTGCTTTTGGTAAAGCGAGTAGAGGTTCGCTTCCGCCTGTTTGTCCCGCGGGAGGGCGGAGATCGTCCCGACCGAGCTTTCGTAGGGGTCGGCGTAGACAGGATTATCGCAGCCCGTAGGCACGAGCACCATCATCCCGAGGTGCTCCTCTTTCCACGTCCCGCTAGCCTCGTCGAACTTCAGCTGAACGACGTCTAGCTCTTCGGGCTCCTCGGGCACGTCCATGTCGTGCTGCGCGAGCTGCGGAAAGGCGAGCGGTGCGCTCTCAGGGTCGTTAGGGCCGACAACGGCCTTTAGAGTCGTCGTCGGGCTGTCGGTAGAGGGCTCTTCCCCGCGACCGTAGGCCGTCAGGGCGTCAAGCACGCGGGAGCGCGTAGCGGCGTCTTTCAGCTGTTCTTTCGCGGCCGAAGCTAGGCCCTCCTGCACGTCTGCGCTGAAGTCTCCCGCCTCGTAGCGTTCCTTCGCTACTTCGAGAATCCCGGTGGCTAGTTGCTCTTCTGTGAGTGCCATTATTCGGCTCCCTTCTTAGCCGGTTTCGGGAGCACCTTGCCAGCTGGTTTGCCCTCGGGCTTCGGTTCGGGCTTCCCCGCCTGCTTTACCGCGGCTTGCCGGTCGGCATCGCGGTCTTTCTCCTCGCCAGCTTTTTGCTGCGCTTCTACGTTCTTTTCCTCGGCGTGCTCTTTCTTGGTATCCGCCTCTTCCTGCTTGTCGACCTGCGGTGCCGGGTCCCAGTAAGACGGCGACTTCTTTCCCCAGAAGCGCTTTGCCTGGCCCCAGGTCATCTCGCGGGTTTCCTTGCCGAAAGAGTGCTCTACGACGACCTTAACGGGCACGTCGTCCGGCGAGAGAAGATCGAGAGTAGTGGGATTGACGCGGTAGCAGCGCTTTTTCAGCTCGGTGCTGCCGTCCACCTTCTTCACCCGGTACGAGATAACGCGCCCGCCGCATTCCGAGCACATGTCGACAGGGAAGCGCTTTCCCGTCATGAGTTCGTGGATGCGGAGGATGAAGTAGTTAACCTTCTGCAGCCCGACGACGTAGTTAACGGCTTTTCGGGCAGTGGCTTCTACGAGCGGCTGAAACTGCACCTCAAGTGCCGCCGCCGAAGTGTTGCTAATGGCCTGCAGCCGGCCAAGGCTGCCTTCCGGGAGGCCCGACACGTCGAAGAGAACTTGGCGCACGAGTTCGAGGTACTTGTGCGCCGCGCCCTGGTCGCCGCCCATCTCCAGGTTGAAGATTTTGGCGTTCTCCGGAAGCCCCGACCAAAGGTTCTTCGGGTTCTTCTGCAGGTTGCGCGCCTTCGCGCCCTGAATAATGGTGATTGGTGCGGCGTGGTAATGCACGACGTCGCTGACGTCGGTCATCTTTTCGTTGAACTCGCGTTGTAGGTCGATCACGCCGTCGAGGTCTGAAAGCCCGTAGTATTCGCCGGGCACGGCCTCGTTAGCGATATGCACGAGCGGCACCTCGCCGAGCTGGTTTGGTCGGCGTGAAGCCGCAGCGCCTTCCCAGCCTTCGACAATTTCCTCAGGGCTAATGTACTCGACGTAGCGGCGCTTCCGGATGGTCGACGTCGTCGAATCGGCGCGCGGCACGACGGCCTGCCCTGCGTTGTCCTGCTGCTGTTGAAGCGGCGAGAACACGGGCACCTCGGTCACAATCTTGACGCCGAGAATGCGCTCAGAGTTCAGCGGGTCCCATGCCGGAAAGCATTGCTCGCTAGAGAGGAGCCGAATGCGGCAGCGCCCAACAGCGAAAGGGTTCAACCGCCGCTCCAGTTTGGTCGGGGGCTCGTACGTGGGAACGATGAAAACGTCCCCAGTGATACCGCCCATAATCGCAATCTGGAGCAGCAGTTGCTTCTCTCCATTTTGCTTCCACACCTTCTGCAGCACGGGCAGCGTCGCGAGCTTGAAAGGCTCCGGAACGTCGAGCGTGATGCCTTTCCCAAGAAGCCAAGTAGCCTTCTTAGAGACGACCGCACGCGCGTAGTTCGCGACAATGAGGGGCTCGGCGTCTTCCCGCGTGATGGCCCAATGCATCCCGAGGAAGAAGTTCCAGTGCTCCTCATACCGCTTTAGACGGAGGTTCTCGATGGGGTCGAGGGCCGTCCGCTGCGGGTCTTTGTCGATTCGGCGCTGGTAGGGGACCTGCGTCCCGCTAGTGCCTTGAGTGTGTAGAAGCTGGAGTGTCATTAGGGGTCCTTCTTAGAGAGCTTTTCGGCCATGTCTGCGAGTCTAACCGCTTTGAGTACCACGCCCGAGGCGTAGCGTCTCAGTCCGTGTCGTGTAGGGACTTCTGCCGATTCCGGCTCTCCTGTCCCTCCAGGTATCCCTGCAATCGGCCTAGGGCTTTGCTCACTGTTTGCCATTGTACTGCCTCCGCGCTGCGTTGCTCGTTGTAGGTCTCCCTATCCACGTAGCGGCTGGCCATCGTTTCGAGGCTCTTTTGAATCTCGACGACTACCTCCGCGGTGCGCTTGCTGGTGATCGAAGCTTCGGAGAGTTCCTTATCGAGCTTCGCCAGCTTGTTTTCGACGTCGGCTAGACGTCCCTGCGTTCGAAGCATCCCGCCAATCCATCCCCCGGCGATGGAGATAAGCGGAATGCCTACCTTTTCAATAATCGGGATGATCTCGGTCGCCAGGCTCATTTTTCCTCGTCGCCTTCGTCAGCCTCGTAGACACGGGTGCGGCGGCCGGAAACATACCGAGAGTCGCGCGTCAGTCCCGCTCCTGCGAGGGTTTTCATGAAATCGGGGCTATTGCGCAGGTCGCTAACCGGCTGCCCGGCTTTTGCTTCCTTGTAGCGCTCTGCCCGGCTAGCGGTGGGCTCCGCGGGTGCGCCGGCAATGGGGGTCGAAGCGCTGGCCCTGCGAAACACCTGCACAGGGCGCGTGCCGCGCGTCGCTGAAAGCTCCTGGATAAGCTCGTCGAGCTTCATGTTTTCGTCCGTAGCGATGACCTTGAGCAGGGCGCGCTCTAGTGTGGCG